GCGGAGGCGCGACAGCACATGATCAGTATGGTCGACAGGCCGTCGTTGTCGACGTAGCGGTTGCAGGAGGTGAGCTTGGCTCTGCGGACATTGTATTCCCTCACGTTGCAGTCGGCGTCTTTGAGCCACTGCGCGGCCTCGTGGATGGTGATGTTCATTGTCCGGCACACATCGGTCAGATTGTACCATACTCGGTTGTCTTTCTTGCAGGCATGGAGGAAGCCGAATGACTTCGAGTAGAACTTTTCCATGCCGGGTTCTTGTACTACATTCTTTGACATATCTTTTTCGTTTAAGGGGTTATCTTATTTGCTTGGGGATTGGCTGTAATTCACGGGGTTGTAATGGAACGACCGATGGGATTCATCGGCGCTTTGTTTCACCCAAATATCAGTTATATGGTACAAAACATCCATTACGACATCCTCTGCGGCATCGCCGGGAGGATTCTCGATGAACTCTACGACGTGGTTGTTCACCGTCCCGAAATGATGGTTTGCGATTGGAGGGCATACGCCATACTTGAGGCGTACCGACAGTATGCAGACCTCATGGAGCCCATACCGATCCCAGACATCGAGGAATGTTTCTCCGGGATTGCAACACCGGCAGAACTCTATCTCAACGACACTTGGAATGCCCTCACCGAGCTCCACGAAATCCATTGGAGGCGTAGCCGACACAAGGACTACGCTCCTGTCTACGAAAGCCATCTGAACCGCACCAGACTCGTGCTTGAGCATTACATACTGACGCTCTAACGTGAGTCCAGGAACTGACAGATTACAAGAACGGAGGGCGTCGATAGCGTCCTCCGTCTTACTCATTATAGATTGTTTCATCATTCGCATCGAAATAGAACAGGTTCATTTGGCCGTCCGGGCTTACGCTCTTATTGGCTTTCCCCTGCGGTGATGTATCTTTATTGCTTGTTTCCTCTTGATGCTTCTTCAGTAACGAGAGGCCGGCCCTATACGTCCGGGACTCCATCATATCCATCTTACGGCAACAAGGGACGCCGATAGTATGGAGCAGTTCATTTGTGCGCCAGCCCTCCCGATAATCCGAGGGGTCAAGGCTATTGCCCCACACGACCTCTCCGTTGACTCCGTGTATGATGAAATTACACACCGCCATAAGGCAACACATTCGATCCATATCCTGAGCGCAACAGTAGTTGCCGGGGTGTTCTGCGTGAGCAGCAAGTAACATCCGTCCACTGCCGCAGGCATTATCCAGCACCGACTCCCCGGCATGTTCTCCCGGAGCAACTATCTTTGTCATGAAGTCGCAGATATACATTGGCGTGAAATACTGCCCGGTGGCGTGTTTCTTGCCCGAGCCGGAAATATACTCCATATACACCTCGCCAAGGGTATCGTACCATTCCCGGCTTTTCAACTTATCGTTCATCACGAGTATCCAAGCGCTCATCAGCTCATGACAAGCCTGCCCCTCTTCCTGACTGAACGGTTTGTCTGCCGGCGAGAACGTCTGGTCAAAGCCAGTAATGACGTATTCCATGAATCGGGTGAACAGGTTCGCCGGATCATACTTGTATCGGTACTTTTCAAGTACGGCAATCATTCTTTTCATCGCGGTCTAATTAAATTCATGTTCCATTGCAGACAGGAGGTCGCCGAGCATTTCTCCGGCTTCCTTCATATCGTCTACGATGTCCTTAATATGGTAGGGGGCGCCATTCAACCAGTGGCCGTCGGGGCCAATCCAAAGAGAAGCCTCATAATCGGGGTCAAATCCATCATGGCGGCTACGGAGGTCTTCTATCAGCGTCGATGGATTGTTGGCCCGCAAGGTGGCACTTACGATGAAATCCTGACCGGTCGAGGTATACGTTTCAAATTCTACATCGAGGTCGCTCGGATTGCGATAGCACTCTGAGTGAGTCACCTTCCAATCATTTTCTTCGGCTGCCCGCTCGATTCTTTCCAATATGGTTTCTTTCTTACTCATGGTCATTGTGGTTACGCATGGTTGCCTGAAAGTGCGTTATACATTCTATCCATCTCAGCCAAGCCATCGTCTATCTTTTTCAACTGTCGCTTGATTCGGTCGGCGGAGGTGTCCTTGATGAACTCTTCTGTGCGGTAGTCATACACCGTTATATCTCCGTGCATGAGGTCAATGCTGAACACCATATCAAGGGCCTCGCAATCGTTGCATACATTGAACTCTATGCGTTTCAGATTTTCCTTATCGGAGCGCCAAAGTTCCTTGATCCTTCTTTCGGCCTCTTTGAGGGCCTGTTTCTCGGTCATTTCTCCGAGAGGGTACACGCCTCCGCAGATTTTGTCGGAGTCGCATATTTCAAGGTAATACATTCTTTTCATCATCTTCTTCGTTTTATCTTATTTGCATGCAAGCAGACCTTTCAGTCTTAATATCTCCATTCCTGATAACGGTACCAATCAAGGTTTTCTACCTCAGAAAGTTCAGCTTCTTCAACCGAGGTCGGCAGTCCAAACTCACGGAACTCTTCACCTGTTTGGTCGCAGGCTTTCATCTTGGCTTCACCGAGCGATAAAGCGTGAATGAATGATGTGTTACCGTTCTGGTAAGTCACTTTGTATATCTCTTTTGCTTTCATCTTTCTTCTTTGTTTAAGAGGTTGTTTTTGGATATTCAAAGTTAACAATAATAATCTGATTGACAATGCGTTAACTCATTTATTTTCAGTTGCTTACACGGATTTTTTGCGTTATCGTTGGAGCAAAGTAGGAGTTACATTATACTTGGCGGACACGCACTCGATGGCCTTGTTGATGATGTGATTAGTATCAATCCCCAAGGAGATGTAGAAATCCTCCTTACCGGCGAGACATTCATACGCAACCTGGATATAGCGTTTCTCTTCCTGACTGAATCCGTGGAACCGGAACATCATCTTGAACGCCTGCTTGATATTACCGTTCTTGAATGCTACAACTGCTTGTTCGGTCTTTGTAATCATACTCTCAACTTATTGCCTTTAAGGTATTTTGCATATCTAAAGTTAGCAATAATATTTTGATTGGCAATGCGTTAACGCATTTATTTTCAACCGCTTACGCAAGTTTATCCCGTTATCGTTAGTGCAAAGTAGGAAATGAAAATCGCACCGCCATAAGACGATGCGACACACTAAACCACTAATAATCATTGCAAGGTCAAAATCAGTAGAACTGCATACAAATTGACGAGCAGTCCAACCTCAATCCAAAACACCTTACGTTTCCATTTGAACAAGGCAATCACAATTCCGATAATGGCTATCCACGGGACACCACTCATGCAAATCAGCCACGCCATAGCGCATATTCCGGCAAGGACTGCTGATCCGAAATGCACCTTGCCTTCAATCTCTTCCTTGAAAGCAGGAGCCGTGGCCACAAACATTATTCCGGCAAGGGTGAGGAATGACAAGAACTGATAATCAACCGGGGTGCAGTTGAGCATCGGTATCAATGCGGTGGCGATTGACAGTCCGAGAATGACCGGGAACAGCCATTTCCGGTCGGTCTTATAGTAGGTGTCACTTATTGATGTCGGTATGCCGAAATTTCGGATATAGCCGATGAGATACACCGATATGATTACAGCTGATATACAGGTAAGTATGAACAGCGTCATAGTCATAGAGATTGTGGGGCGCTACACTCTTGCGAATGAAGCGCCCCGGGTTTGTTACTGGATAAGGTTACCGGCCATATCGTGCCATGTGTAGTAATTGGCAAGGAAAGCTACCACAGCACCGCAGAGGCAACCGAGCAGATCCCATACGATGTCCCACACGCAGAAATGGTTGCCGCTTTGCTTGCCGTCGTGGATTTCTTTCCAAATGCCGAAAGCGAATGCCACGACAAATGCGATTGCGGCGGCAATAAATGCCGACGGAAAGTAGATGAACGACATGAGCGAGCCAACGATGGCTGCGATCGCGAACTCACATAAGACGTGGAGCTTCTTGTCGCTCCCGGTCTTGTCTTTACAGATTTTTGTCATAGTGTTGAATATTAAAGGGGTTACTGAACTTCCATGTATTGGGTCATATCTCCGAGAGCGTTGATGGCGTTCCATTCCTCATCGCTGCATGTTCCCCGGTGGCTACCGACAAGCGCGGCAACGCCGGCAAGTTCCTCGATGGAATTGAACGTGTACGTGTTCGGAGTGCCGTCGGCATTGGAGCCGAGGTTTATCTTCTGCGGGAACGACATGATGCCTCCCTGCAAACCGACGAGTATGCCGATGAGGTCGGTCTTCAGAGTTTCGGAATACTCTACGGTAAAGCCGTTCCACTTGATGCCATATCTGAGGCGATGTTCACTCTCTTCTTTTATCACGGCCACGATATCGGCCTTGATTTCTTCGAGAGTCGGACGATGGTCGTAGGTCTGATACCAGTTGTAGCCGGTTTCTGCGTCCTCGGAGTCCTTACCGAACCCGTAGAACACAGCCCACCTTCTTGTACCGATCTTATACAGGCCGTCCTGCGGGCCCGTTGCGCCATATCTTTTTTCCATTGTCTTGGGTGTTGATTAGTTGAATGAATAGATGCGTAGTGCGCCGGTGCCCTGCTTCTGCACGATTGTCGTTTCCACTTCCCCGGGGAGCAGTCCTCGCTCTTTCATCTGATCGAGCAGTGACTTCATTTCTTCGCTATCCGTGAAGAATTTGTATTCAGACATCTCCCCTACGAAATGGAACAGCACCACATATCGGGATTCGCCCCAGCGGGTCTTGATGTCCTTTTCATAATCGAGAAGTACGATAGGACGGTTGGCTATGGAGCCGAGCGGCATGTGCTGGCAGTTGAATCGTTTCTTGCCGTCTTTCGGAGTATATTTCAACCCCAGTTCACTGAATTTTGCCATACGCTGTTTAGTGAGTTGGTAATATAGATGTTTGCAATCGGCATGGCAGGCCATACCTTTGAATGAGCCTATTATCTGTTGCCGGCGTTTGCGGGATTTGACACGGTGCAACGCCCGCGCCGCCTTCTGCTTGATGCGTTTGCGCAAACGGGAATACACCTCCCATTGCTTTTCGCCTTTCACGGTAATCCATTTGCCGAATGTCTTGAAACCGAGAAAGTCCAGACCCTCCGAGATAGGACGGATAGCGAAATTCTCCTTTATCCGTAGCCCGAGTTTTCCAACCTCGGCTTTCAAGATGTCGTACAGCCGCCAGCACTCTTTCTTGTCTGATGCGAAGAATACGATGTCGTCGCAATAGCGGTAGTAATGGTAGTGAATGGCATCCCCTTTGTCTGTGCGGATTCTTCCCATGCCTTTGGCGATTACAGCCATGCCTTCGTCAATATCAACTGTATGGTAGCTGACATGCTGACACATCAGCTTGTCAACGGCAGAGAGATACAGGTTGGCGAGAGCTTGCGACGAGCGCAGACCTTTCGACAGACCCTCCGGCATAAGCTCGATGAAGTTGTCAAGGTATCGCAGCACAACCGGGTCGGCGATATACTCCCTGACAATCTGCTTCATCTTCTCCTGCACTATGCTGTCATAGTAATGGAAGATGTCGCTCTGACCGTAATACTGCATGTTCGCGGGGGCAGTGCGAATATCATCCTCTACGATATGATGCAGCCAGTGCATACCGCGCCCCTTGATGCTTGCGGCTGTGTTGGTGATGAGTGTCGGGTAGATATATTTCTCGACTATTCTCATCACGGCTTGTACGCCAATTCGCTTATAGACCGGCGGGGCGTTGACTATGCGGGGCTTGTAGCCGTCCTTGACGTGAAGTTCACGCAGTTCGGAGAAGTCTATGTGGAACGAGCCGTCAGACAGTTCTTTTTTGAGCAGTTTCAGAACATCTGCCTTTTTCTCGCGCCAATACTCTCTCTGATACTTGTTTTCAAGATTTCCAACGAGGTCATCGAAACTTTCTTCAAGATTGCGGTCGTCGACAATCTCCGCAAGGATGTCCCGGACGGGGTACGCAACCTCGCTCCGCTCAACCGCTTTGGCAGGGAGTTCGACATTCATGAACGGTATGTCTGCAATCTTTTCCATAATTAAAGCCTTCAGGACTTCCGAGATTTTTCCGCTTTCCAGACTTTCGTCTGCTGTTGCCGAGGTGCACCTTCCTCGCAGAATGCAGTGGCGGACACGCCGCCGTGCAGGGTCATACGATTATATTTATCGTGGTGAGGGAGCACCACGCTTTATTCCTCAATGTGAGCCGAGAGCTGTTATTCGTATTCGAGTTCGAAGAAGCGTTATTCGCGTTCGAGTAGACGAGACCGCCATTCGCGTTCGCATTGTTGTTCGACCGACCGACGCACCGGCTATGGAAGGCTCTACCTTTTTTGAAAGTTTCTTTTTCCTTGTTGTTTCTTGTTGCTAAGGGTTTGACAATATGGGGAGGGGGCTTCAGTTCCGGGCTTTGTTGCCCGAAACCGAAGCCGACGCTTTTCGTTATTCGCTGGCGACGCTTTCCGAAGATTCAACAATGACGTATTTTCCGCTGAAGGCGAGCCGAGAGCCGTAATGCGAATGCGAGTCCGAAGAAGCGTAACTCGCGTACGAGCAGACGAGACCGCCACCCGCGCCCGCATTGTCGTTCGACCGACCGACGCACCGGCCTCTGTCATGGGTATAATACTGGCAGTCGGAGTAGTTCTTGTTCCACTTGCTGTTGTCAGTGGTCACACGCGACGCTATGATGTCGCAGTATCTACCGAACTTGACACGGCCGATGCAGTAACCGGAGGTGTTGAGTCCCTGGATTACGGATTCTTCTTTCGTCTCGTAGTTGCGGACAACGTGGTACTTCGCATCTATCGGATAAGAGCTTGTGGCTACGCGCTTGTCTTTCTTGAACTGAGCGAATGACGGCACGTTGGCGGCGATGAGGTCCATCACCTCCCAGTTGCAGCCAACAAAGTTCTGTATGCCGAAGATGATGTTGCCGATATTGCCGCCGGAATACTTTCTCGTAACCTTGCCGTAGGTATTGAAACTGTTCTGCCCGGTGGTGTACTGCGAGCCACAGCCATATCCGGCATACGCCTGAATGTCGCGGGTGCCTGTCAGTGCCATTACGAGGTTAGCGATGTCCTTGCTTATCTCGTAGCTGATACCGTGGAAACCTTTGCCGCGCATCTCAATGAGGTTGAGCATATCGGCATAGGTATAGTTCATCGTGGAGGTGGGCACGGAAGCATTGGTAACGTTGCCCTCGCTGTCAAATTTCCAGTCGGCATTTGTTACCGATGTGCCAGTGCCTGTCCGAGTCTTTACGCCGCTGATTGAGCGTGGACGCATCAGAGCATCTACACTCATGCCGTAGATGCCGACGAAACGCATGGGCACCCATACCCAGTCCGGCTCGATGGCCTCTATCGCCGCGCTGTCAACTGCGATCGCTTCGAGGTCGTCGAATCCGGTGGGCGATGTGAACACTATTTTCTTGGCTCCGCTCGGAACATCGCAGAACACATAGTCGCCATAGGTGAAATCGAACAGCGAATGGCTGACCGCCATGTTGAAGGTGCCTATAACCTTGTCATTCTCGTCTACGAACACCGCGCCAATTTGGGCGTTGTTGAGTCCGGGCCAGCGTACCTGCTTCATGCCTTCTACATCGAGCTGATAGACATTCATATTTGCGTTGTCGGTCAACTCGTAGTCATCGCCCTTTGCAAGTGCTGTTCCGTTGTCGGTGGTGTAAACGCAGGAGTACGCCTTGACAAGAATCTCGGAGAGTTTCTTGCGGTTGGTCTTCGTGGCAGTGGACAGTGGTTCGTCCGTGTAGCTGCAAGCAAACAGATACTTCTTCTGATTCTTGTAGTCATTGACACCCTTGTACCAGTACAGACCAAAGCCGAGCATTATGTCGAATCCTTCGCCTGCCTGGTCGGTCGGGTCATAATCCGAGCCGTCAGCCATCAGATTGTAGTTGGCATCTGAAATCTGGAGGGCACGGAGTTTTGCCTCGCGGCTGTCGTAGGTACAGCGGTAAGGATGAGCTTTCTCGAATATCTTCACGAAGTGACCGCTGGCCTCGTATTCTTCCTTGCTCGTGCCGTTGTCAAGGTTGGTGATGTTCTGGCAGTCATCGTCCGTGTCATCGAAGCATACGCACGAATACTGCGAGTTATGGATTTCCAACTGCGGGAAATATGCCTTGAACTCAGCAAGCAGGGACTCGCTGATAAGGTCTTCCATAATCCACCGCCCGGTGATGCCGGAGCACTTGCCGCTTTCCTCGTAAGCATTGCCGGTGGGGTCAAGACCTATGGCGCCGCTGTTCTTCAATGCGGAAAGGATTGAGGACGGCGCGGTGATGTTGACATCCGGCAGACGGATATAGCGGATGTTCGACGATTCCACAATGCCGTTGATAAGCGTCATCGGGTCGATGTTCGGACACCCGGAGAGCATCAGTCGGTTCACGCTCTGCATACCTGCGATGGTCAGACCGCCGGGGTAACTGAGCTTGGGGAGGTTGACAAAATCAAGCTCCGTCATACTGGCAGGCAATTCAAGCGTTTCAAGCGGCGAGGTTTCGGCGGTCTTGATTGTCGTGAGGTCTGAGCCCGAGGCAAGTATCGTTTCAAGTCGCGGACACCGGGAGGCGTTGACATTCGTGACCTCAGTGGTTCTTATGTCAAGGTGGGTGAGGAACGGCAGCTCGCCCAGGTTCATATTCGTAAGGAACCCGGTATTGCCCGGTGACAGTTTCCATGATGTGCGGTGGCTTGTTGAGCCAATCACAATCTTCTCGGCGAGTTTCATCATCGAGAACTGGAAGTTCGGATCGAGCGAAATCTGCGAGAGGTCAATCTCGCTCATCTGGTCGGCCTGGTAGATGTAAAGCAGGATGTTGTCGCCGTGCTGGAAATTCGTAAACGTTCCCTGCTCACCGGCCTTGAGATACATGCCCTGAGTTACGTTACCGCCGTCGTTGCCGATGCCGTAGTAGCCGGACTTGCCTGCTCGGAATTTGATGACGGCCCCGGTTTTGGCACCGATACGGCCTCCGAGGACGTGGCTTGCGTCCTTGAAATCTCCCGTCTGATAGTAGCCGTCGCGGATACGCCAGCGCTGTTCTATGAATCGAGGGAGTGCCTGGCGCCCCGAACCATGCAGGGCGTAATAGTAGATGTCCGTATACTTTTCGGAGTAACGGATATACTTGCTTTCGCAGTCAAAGGTACAGACAACTTTCGGCCAAAACTCGATACGTTTCTGAACGAAGTAATAGAGAGCACCTTTCGGAGAGAATGGCCCGGCACCGATACCGTCAATCTCGGGGAGGGTACGCATGGTACCCACTACGCCGGGGAGGGTGAGGGTATTGCCGGAAGCATCGGAAACCATCTCCTGATTATCGCAACGGCGTAGGTCGTTCCAAAGGATTGAACCACGGCCGGCATAACACTTGTCATCGTCAGCAGGATCAAGTTCTGCGGGAATAGTGTTGCCGCCATCGTTGTCCTTGCCGTTGCAGGTGTCGCAGTCGTACACTTTGTTGAAATACATACGCACCGGCTCCATTGCAGAGGGCGATGAGTAAACTCCGTTCTCAACAGAGCAATCGTCTTCAAGGAAGAACATCGGCTGCATATTCTTCGCCTGCTGGTCGACGGCGGCGAGGTAGTCGGTGAACGTATAATAAGCAAGGAGCGACTGAATGCTCATATACTTCCAGGCGTTCTGTTTCCAAATGCTCTGCCATGTGGAGGCAAGTGCCGATTTGGAGTAGTCGCACGAATCGCAGAATTTCAGAACGTTGTAGAGTTCGTAAGGAACTTTGCGGCCCATGGCCAAATCCTCCTGGAGCTGGTCATCGTCAATCATGCACTCGAAATACTGCGTCCACGCAGGATATGTGGGCTGGCCGAGGCTCAGCTTGCTTACCCATGAGGACTGTGTGGCCACCGGGGCCATCATGTCGTCGATAGAACCTACGCCCATGAACCAGTCCATGGCATCATAGGTAATAAGCTCATAGCCACTGACGGGGTTAAGCACATCCCCTTGGATAACCCACTTGCCACCGACTTGTTTCATGGAGCCGGTCGTGCGGGCCCACTCGCCACCTTTGTAGCGCATGAACACATAATCGCGTCCGCAATACTGCGAAAGCAGATAGAGCTTGCTTGTGTCGAGGCCCTCGGTGGTCTTGAAACGAGCCATGATCTCAGTCAGCGATTCCTGACTTACGAACTTGCCTGAGGCATTGAATGTTGCCTTGCCGAAGAACTCAACAAAATCGCCGTAGTTCTTGCACCCCAGGTTGTAGCCCGAGGTATCCTTGAAACCGAGAGCGACCTGCTCTCCCTTGTCTTCTTTCCAGTTGCCACGGGCATGGAACCACGCATCGGTCAAGGCATCGGTTGTCGCACGGAACGCGGCAATCGGGTGGTTGGCGGTAGAGTGATTCATCTGAAGACCCGTAACCTCCACGCCCTTCTTGGCCCACTTGCCGTCAAAGGCCCGCTGGGCCGGAGTGATGTAACTGCTGCCGAGGGCGCGGAACGTGGCGTTCATCATGTCGCATACACCGCAGTCGTTGGCCATTGACGAGTCAGAATAGTCGACCTTGACGGTGATGATGGCGACCGGGATGGTGCTTTCACCTACACGCACATAGCCGATGTTGAACAACTCATAGGTCTTCAGTGCATCTGCGTTGGTGTATTCGGGGTTGATGGCGGTAATCTTCCACGTTTTCTCCTTGCAGAGATAGAAACGGTCGTTCTTGATAGGACGCTTGGCGGAGGTGGTACCCTGACGGCGCCAGCGGACATTCTCTGCCTTGAACGATCTCCACGGCATTGTCGGGTGGAAATAGTACAGCGTGCAGAGGAAATTGGTCTTGGTGTCGATATCGCCGTCAAAGCTGTCGAAAGTCGCCTGCTGTGCAACCACAACGTAGTAAGGGATGCCCTTCTCCTTGAATTTGTCCATAGAGGGGCGGTTCTGATTGTCGAGGACATCCTCATCGGTGAACTCGGCAATCATTGCGTCGGTATCGGTCAGCTTACACAGGTAATTCTGGAACGCCTGCGCCCATTCATAATAGCTGTCGTATGCCAGGGTGTAGTATAGGTAGAAATCGCCGTCCGTGCCGTCAAAACTAATCTGTTTCTGATTGAGGATTGAGCCGGAATTGGCAATGTAACCTATTGCACCGACCTCTTCGCCATCCAAATACAATTTGATAGCGGAGTAGTCGGTGGAGCCACGTTTCACTGTGATGGTGGAGGGTTCCACGACAATGCCGACGGTGTGTTTCTCGCCGCACTTGAACGGACGTGTTATGGTAGAGGGGGTACCGTTCTTGCAGAACAGCACGACCTTGTTACCGCAGATGTAGAATCCTGCGCCTGAATCCGGATCGTAGCATTCCATCAGTTTCGCCTCATCGTCCTTGATGTTGTTGGTAGCGAAAGCGAACTGGAATGCCATACCATTCGTGCGCTCCGTCGCGGCTGTGCCGAAGGGTGCGTAGGGAATCTTGGCGGTCACATTCTCCGCGATACGGAGGCTCATTTCATCAAGGTACTTGACAAAGCCGTTTGAAGACCAGTTTGAGCCGTTGACTTCCATAGCATAACCGTTGTTGGCGATTGTGTGGTCAGTCTCGGCATTGGAGCGGGATGCCATGTCAAAGCCGAACAAAGCACCCTCCTTAATGATGGCGGATATTGCGGATCCCACCACGGTCACGGTTATCGGGGTGGTCTGACTGTTTCCGCTCTTGGCATAGAATGCTATTGTGTCAGAGCCGTCGGTGTCGTAACCTTGAATCTGCTTGCGCACAATCTCAGTCTGAGAAGTGCCTATGTCGGTTGAGATGACCTCTACGCCGTCAATATACACTCCGGCAGTCGTGGAGGTCTTGCCCGGGGTGTATGCGGCTACCTCGACTTCAAGGTTGTCATACAGGCGGATTGTGCCATTGTTGACATCATCATACCTGATAGACACAATCGGTTGTGTGGACTTGGAGTCAACACACATGACCGAGGTGTATATCACGTTGCCCTTTACGCCGGAGGCAACGTCTTCGCCGGAGATGCGGAGGGGATATGAGCCGTGGGTGAGTCGTTCGGAATTTCCGAACACGTTGCACGGGTCTATCATTATGGAGTGTGAATAACTGTCAGTGATTACGGCCTCTCCGAGTTTCTTCCACGCTCCATTGTAATACATCTCGGTCGTAACCTTAACACCGAGTTTCGACACGTTGTTGGCGAACTTATACATCAGCAGGTTCTTGGTGGAACCGCCGACCTCAAGCACGGAGCCAGTCGTGTAGTTGAGTGTCTGCACGGAGGTGCAAGTTACATCTACCGCAGTTACGGTGATTGTTCGCCTTTTCTCATTGCCCTCGGCATCGTAGGCAACTATTGTGAAATCTCGGGCAGCGGCTTCAGTGAAGTATGGAGTAAAGTCATACTTGAACGAGTAGTTCGTGGGGCCTGTCGACGAATTCTGATTTATCGCTTCACTCCAAAGAGTCAGCCCCGATGTAGCGTCTATGATTTCCAAACGCCGGATCACGCCGAGGACTTCCGTAACGTTGCTACCCTGGCCGTCAAAGGTGACAGACTTGATAGCGGCACGGACGGAAATTTCAGAGCCGAAAGCGGCATAGACTGCGGGGTTCTCAAGGTAGATATTGAGTGAGGAACCAGACACTGAACCACTGCCGCTGCTCTTGGGAATGGAGATGGACTTTCCCATCTCGTCACCTTTCTTGTTGATGGCCTTGATAATGTGGTTCTCTGCGTCCTGGTCGATGTCGAGGTGGTCAAACGCGGTCTGCTGCATATCATACGCACCCCCCGTTGAGAAAGCGTCCTTGCCGTCCTTTTCAGGAGTGGCCACGGTCTTGACAGCCCCGCCACCGCCAAACTCTTTCCACAAGTCTTTGTTGGCAAAGTCGGCCACCTCGCCGGTGAACTGGTAGGAGGCTATCGTATACTCTCCCGTACGGAATGTGATGACAAGACCAGTCTTCTCATACTTGATGCCGGATGAGTTCTGTTTGGCAAGGATAGCGTCGATAGCACTGCTCTTGTCATAGTAGCCCGCAACAGTACGGGGACAGAGGGAATCGACATTGATGAACGCCTCAGCACCGGCAGACATACCGGCCATATCAATCCAGTTGTTAGTATTCTTCACAAACTGGTCTTCGGTAGTGTTCGGGCCCACGTACTGATACGTCTTCCATGAGCCAACACCGATAGCGAAGGTGATGGTGATACCCAGGGAGGCTTTGCCAGCGTCATACACAGCTTTGAGGACGTTGTGAATCTGTGTATCGGCCATGATGTCCGAGTAATACTCTCCCGTCGGCAGAGGTATCTCTACGGTGGCATTGTAGGTATTTCCGACTGCGGAACCGGCGATTGAAACGAACTTGTTGTTCTCAATACGGAACAATCCATCGCTGATACGGTAGAGGTGGCCGGTATTGTAGTAAATATCCGAGTTGTATTCTTCCTCGGCTATGCCATAGAAGTCAGTATCACCGAATGAACGGAAATATACATCGCCTTCTCCGTTTGGACAGAGGTAGACGCCACTTGTAGGTGCTTGCCCCTCGCCGTTCCATGCGCCGTCGCAAGGCAGAAGATTGAGGATGCGGAGTCTTTCTTCGTTCTCGTATATCCTATCATTCGCATGGCTCATTTCTTTTTCGAGTGCCGCGCCTGCATCGCCGGGGAAAGCGGTGTTTGCCGTGCGTCCGAGCGCGAGGTCTGAGCCGATAGTTACCAGCTCCGACCCGCTCCAGCGAAATGTCTTGTTGTCAGAGGTGCAGGTGTAGATTTTACCGGATTCGGGGATACGGCCATTGAGTGAAGCGGTGCCAAAAGAATCGGCATCAAGCCAGTTGTTATAATATGTAAATCTGGTCTTGTTCAGAACAAGTATGTCGTTCTCAATCTGCCAATAGTCTGCCGCACTGATAGTAGGCTTTTCTTCACCGCCTACTATGGCGGTAGAAGGAGTGTTAAGGACTTTAGCCGGACGCTTGACAGCACTCCATTCCGATGCGTCATTTACTGTCAAGTTGGAAACGGCGAGCAGGAAAACATCGTTGTCGGTATCATAGACTACCATGCAACCGGCATCGGTTGAATTCTTTGCGGCTGATGCCAGCTGTGGAGTTACCCCGCTGACCATTGCATTGAACTCCACTACATCGTCAACATAGCCGGGGAGCTGTGTAGAGGGAACTTTGCCATTGGAGTCAAGAGTTGCGAGACCTCCCGACAGTCCCTTTGTATCGGTTACAGCCTTTGCGGCATTGGCGATAGACCTTGCCGAGTCAGCGGTCGACTGAGCGGTGTTGGCAGAGTTCTGTGCGGCGGCAGCCTTGCTCTTGGCGTCCTTCGCCTCATTATATGCCGTGGTAGCGATGTTTGAGGTTGCATTTACCTGCTGGGTAAGGGTGTTGTCAGCTTGTGTCCTTGCATTAGCCTCGGTAGTCAGAGAGTTGTCAGTGTTCTCAATCAGCTCTTCGATGACTTTACCGACTCTTTCCGCTGTGTTCAGACCTTCATTGTCCTCGTGTCGGATTGTACTCGCCTGACTTTTGAGATTGGTCTTGTTAGTTAGTCCCATTGTGAGTATTATTATGTTTATCCGATTTTTCGTATTTTGATACCTCCGGACGCAGACGGACGGCCGATACTGTTGGATAACAGTCCGACTTTTTTACAATAGTCTATGCAGTCCTGGAGATAGGAGTTGGCGACTTCAAGTGTATCGTTGTAGCAGGCAGAACGTTCCGCAGTAGAGATATGCGAGGAAAAATCACTCTCCTTCATGACTATGCCAAAACGTGTCGGCTGGAAATCACCGACCATAACATTCTTGGCAAAGACATAGTAGGAGATGGCGGCTTTGAGTCCTGCAAACGAATGTATCTCGTTCTCGGAGGTGTATGTGCCTCCCGTTAGTAATTGGGCGTATTTCTCGTTGGTATCTTCTTCGTCTGCAAGGAGAGCATGAAACAATTTGTCACCAAGCACGGGCTTGATGTTCATCATTTCGGCTTCGGTGATGTAAGCGAGCAGACGTTCTTCGTCAATGTTACTACCCATCGGGCGTCCGGCACTGACTACTTCTTTAGGAGTGATGAGATGCTGTTTCATTGTCAGGAGCGGCTGATTTGTTACTTACATACGGCAGAGGTTCTACCTCATAGTCATCGCTTGCATTGGCTATTTCAAACCAGTGGTCGAATATCCTTTTGAGAGCGCGTGAAATGGCCCTGCGTTCTTTATTCACTACCGAGTTGTAGTATTCGTAGGCTTGCTCCAAAATGTCCCCGCTAAAGCCAAGTTTCCCGGTGCGGATGCAATACCAGGGTTCCTGCTGGAATGCGGAGTAAATGCGCTCTACCGTACTTGTTTCGGTACAAGTGAATTTTGCGTCATAGTTCGTGCCCTCCACGTTGATAAACTCGGGCTTATCGTCGTCAGCGTTGAGCGTTATATCCATGATCGAGCAACAGTTCGCGTCGCCCTGGAATACATCAAGGCTCTTGCTGAAATCATAGTCATCTTCTTTCTCGACGGTATTGCCGTTCTCGTCCATCTCAAAGCGTATGCCTTTCTTGTGGATGAACATACCGGCAAGCATGAACCCGTTGCGCACGTTGCGGTACTTTACATTGTCAAGGCCCTCATCGGTGGAAAGACAGGTCACAACCTTGTCGTAGATTGGCTTGGGGTACTGGCAATGGCCGTCAAGGCTGACCCAAAGGATTTGCCCCTGGTACATATCAATGCCGCCAGCCTTTTCAATCTGAGCCATGACAACCTTTTGGATGGGGTTGAACATGTAGAATTTCTTCACATGCTTGCGATCAACGGTAATCTTTTTACCTCTGCGGGTGCTTTCGCCGGTCCAGTCCGGGTGCACGTTGATATACAGCACCTGACCGTTCTCATCTTCCTCTTCCAGACGGCAATCCTGGAACGGGATATGCTGAAGCTCGGTTATCTGTGCAGCCGAGTTGTAATTGACGTGGAGCGCGAATCCACGATAAACTGAAACGTCTTGCGAAATCAGCTTGAAGATGTCATCGACAGTCTCTCCTTTGCGATTGCAGATATATTCGGAGAAATCTGTATCACGAAGACCGTTTCCCTCAATGAACGTTTCATAACGGTCAAGACAGCCTGCGCCGGTAGGACTATTCTGAACGAGGTCGAACATACGCTGTGGATACAGGTTGTCCTTGCCATAGCTCTGAATATTCAAAGACATCAGATAACTGGTGTCTATTCGTTTGGGCGGTCTTATGACGTTATTGGCGTTCATTGGCGGGTTGCGGTTAATGGTTGTGAGGATTATTCCTCAAGGTCGAGGGATTGCGCGGTAGAATCTGTCGCAGGAGTTTCTGTGCCAGGATTCTCCTTGGACTTGCGGGAGCGTGCCGATGTCTTGGCGGTCTTAAGGCGGTCGACCTCTGCAAGGGCTTCTTCAAGCAACTTGTTGGCGTTGCCGAGCTCCACGCGGAGGTTGTTGCGCTCGGTTTCTGCGGTGGCCTTCTCCACTTTGAGGACATCGCGCTCTGATTCAAGTTCCGCAATGCGTGCATCGCGTTCTGCCAGGGCATTGGCGGCATTGTCCTCGCCGACGTTATCATTGGTGCCAAGTTTGGAAAAATTGGCAAGGCGTTCCTCCAGATCAGAGGGCAAGAACGAGAACATTTTCTCGTTGTCGCGGTTGAGGGACAGATAACGCAAGGCAACCTCGTTGGTGAGGTTGGCATTGGTATATGCCACAGAGGAACCAAAGAACGTGATGACGGCACCGGGCTTCAGTTGGAAATCTGATTTCTTAGGCATCTTTTTTTCTCTTTTTAGTTTGGTGCAAATTTCAATATAGGCATCCCGATAGCAGTTGCTACACCCAGTATTGGTGATTGTCCTACCATACAGCTCATAATAGAGGCTATCAAGAAAACTACGGTCAAGAGAAGAAAAGCCGCTTTGGTAACGGCTTTCCATTTCTCTTAACCGCTGTGAGATAGATTCGTAGTCCATAGCCTTTGATTAGGAGCCGGACACGAGGGATTCCAGCGCAGTACGGGTGGTAGCAACGCTGTCGTTGTAGACATACAGGGCGGGCGACGGAGCACCACTTTCCTCCATGGTAGCAGACCAACCGCCGTCGGTTTCTTCCGAATACTTGTCATCGGCGAGGGCGGTGGCCGAAAGACCCTGCTCGAAGCCGTAAATCTGGAACGAGTTCTTGCCTTCTTTGCCGGCGAACTTGTTTTCCAGAACAATGACGAATTTGCCGTTGGCGAGAGGGTCGATGATGTCGCGGACGACATCGGGACCATTGTCGAGTATTACTACGCTGACAGTCTTGGTAAACTTCTTTCGATAAGTACCATCGACCATCGCAGTGTTCGTACCCGTGAAAGGGGTCTTTCCGGGTACGTACATGCGGTAGCCTTTCTTGCCAGTTTTTAATACCAGTGTGGAGAGGATAAAGCGGTTGGACTCATCGCGGACACAAGAGTCGAAGTCGATGTCATCGTAGTTGATGATGAAACCATGGTTCTTCAGACCCGCTACCGAGGTGTTCTCGCAATCTGCGGCGAGGTCGGCAGCCAACTTGAAATCGCAACTTTGAGTAGCCATACTTTATCCTTGTTTAGAATGCACACTGAACAAGGGCGTCCTCACCTACGAGTGTGCCGATGTTCGACTGAGCGAAGATGTGGTTGAGACGGGTGACGTCATCGAAGGTCACGCTGACATCGCTGATGGCCTCCTTGGCGGTGGTACCGGCGAAGAGGTTCTGAGGCGATGTGAGGATAGCACGATGGGGGCAGTTCAGCGAAGTGCCGTTGTCCTCGTACTTCTTGATCATGCGATCCCATATGTCGAGCACGAGGATGTTGTGTCCGTCGTACTGGGACATCTGAATGCCGCCGGTCACGTGTTCTACGGTGAGCTGGAGGTTGTGCAGACGTTTCACGTCATTGCGGAGGGCCTTGAACAGCGAGTTCGTCATGAAGATGGTATGGTCTTCCTTGTCGAAGATACGGGAATCAGCGTCCGAGAGCAGGTCGTCTACGATGCCGATGGCAACGCCTTCCTTGCGGATTGCGGCCTTCTGCGATGCGTATGTGACTTTCGGAGTTGTGCTGCTGTCCTTCTCGGTGTTGGCCGCGATGGTCGTGAGCTGATGGGGATTCGCAGCCGTGATGGCTTTGAAACGCTTGAAGAAGCCGTCGCACATGTCGAACAGCTTGGGATTGACACCGGCGGTGAGCAGACCACTGTCGGCGATGTTCTTGGCGTCTTTGTCACCGAAGAAAGTGATACGCCAATACATGTCGAGCATAGCGCGCTGGAGCAGAGGAATGAGGATGTCATTCCAGTACGGGGTGTCCGTAAGGTTGGCGACGTCTGTGCCCCAGTTGAGGCCGTACTTGGCGAGGGTGTTTTCCAGCTCGGTGTAGCACATCTTGAGAGGAATCTGCCACGGCCCGAGTTCCCACGTCTTCTCAATGCCGGTCACATTGACGTTGTCGTAGGTAGGGTTACAGCCCGACTGGTTTTTGCCGACATCTCCCATGTCGTCAATGTACCCGAGTTTCTGGCCGTTGAAAACGCCGGTCTCCTGGGACATCACGAGTTCGATGTCGGGATTGTTGAAAGTGGTGAGGAAAAGGAGTTCGCCTAAGTCCCTTAACGCACCATTGTCAACGGTAAACTGACTAAAATTCATAATCTCGTTGTTTGTTTAGTGATGAGGGATTGGGTTACTTGCGACGAGCGTTGCGCTTGGCATCGGCGGCCTCGCGCTGCTTGCGGATAGCGGCCTGAGTCGAGGACTCGCCGGCGGTGCGGGTACGTCCGGCGCGGGTCTCTACGAAACGACGATTGCTGGCGGTGTATGTCGAAGAAGATGCGAGAACGGTGTCGAGCCACTTGCGGCCACCGGCTTTGGAAACCTTGGCGAGGATGACCTTCTCGTCGGCGGAGAGAACACGGGCACCCTTGGATTTGAAGGCCTCAAGTTCTTCCTTGAGTTCTTCGTTCTCTTCGGTCAGCTCTTCGTTCTCGGTTTCGAGCTCTTCGACTTTCTCGACGAGTTCGTCTTCGTCAAGACCTGCGTCGGTCACGGTACCGTCGGGAGCGATAATCTGAGTGATAACGCCGCCTTCGACAACGATTTCGGTGCCGTCGTCGAGTACGAAGTTGCCGTCGGGCGATGCAGTATCGCCTACCTGGGGGTCGCCGTCCTCACGCTCGACGGTCAGTTCAGAGCCGTCAGCAGCGGTGACAACCTGGGCACGCATGGAGAGGTCGGAGATTCTTTTCAGTCCGGCCTTTGCGAGAAGGCGGTTCAGAACGCCCTTCTCAACAGTTACTTTTTTCTTGTTCATTGCTGTTGGTTTTTTGATGTTAAATGTTCTTGTTTTTGATGCGGTGAGGGGGGACAGAGTTTTGCAGATGAAGCCCATTTCAATGGCTCGGTCGGTCGAGATGTAGGTATCTTTATCCATCAGTGCCTGAAGCTCGTTGCGGGACGAGGTGGTACGCTGGACGTACAGACTGAGGATTTTCTGCTGTTCGTCCCGGAGAGCCTGGGCTTGCGTCTTCAACTGGTCGATGTTCTTTTCAAGTGCATCGGCTGTCAGACGCGTGGCGTAGTCAATCTCGGGGCAACCGAGAGCCGGATTATGAATGCAGAAATGGGCGTTTCGGTATGCGAAACGTCTCTCAAGAGGAGCGGCAAGCAGAATGATGGTAGCCATCGAGGAACACTCGCCCTCAACCGTGCAGGAGATGGTTTTCTTCGAGCGGCGGAGCTTGTCGTATATCGCCCAACCCTCAATACAATCGCCACCACGACAATGAATGCGGATGTCAATTTCATTGTCGTTTTTATCCATTGCGCTGAGAAATTCGTCAATGTCCTTGAAGCATACGCCATCAATGCCTTCCCACATTTGGAGCTGAATTTTTTCTTCTTCTCCAACGATGTCGTTGTAAATTTTGAGGATTGCCATTGCGCGTGATATTTCTTGTTTCGCAAAGTTACCCAGGGACGTTCTAACTTTTTGATAATGTGTAGCACAAGTAGCTGAACCACGGCGTTCACCTGCATTGTCCCAAATTCAGCAATCAACTCATTCCCGATTTGTAATTTTGTTCCAAATAATCATCATTTGGAATATTCACATGGCAAAAGTCATTCACGTTCACATCTTCTCAAGGCCCAAAGGGCAGAGGAAGGATTACTATTTCTCCAGCATTACAGCAGTGTTCTCGACTTTAACAAAAGAGGACATCGGTGTCGGCAAAAACTACCTTCTACATGCCGGGCTTTCGGGTAACGGGAGTATCATAACCAAAAAGGCAATCATCAAGCAGTCGGAACTAATTTCCAATAGTCGCACACAAGAAAAGAGCGACAGAGTATAACTGCCGCTCGGATTGATAATTAATGTTTTGCGTGGTTGATAACTGGCCGCTGTTACTCGCAGTCAGCTTTTTCTGTATCAGTTCATCGTAACTCTACCTCTTGCACCATAAGATGATGTTCCTCACAATCTGACTCCCACCACAAGTGAGCCTTTGCCATTCCTACGCCGGTAAAGAATGGAGACGTATCCATCTCAGTAAACATTCGTAGCAGATGATTCATGGCGTCTTCTCGATTCCGATATACTCCATGAACGTAGCACTCGGTGTCGAACACAACGTAAACTTTCATGCTCTATCTTCTTTATCGAGGACTTTCTTTAACTCTGAATAACAGCTTTCAAGAGTCTCGATTTCCTCTCCGTAGAACTTTGATGCCTCCATCGGTTGATTGATGATAGGTCTGCCGGCTCCATCAAGGAGATAGGGGTCAATATATCTCTGTGCCACCTCTTTTGACACAAACTCTGGATAAGAGGAGTGGAGAACGCCACGGACGTTGAATCCGAGGCCATTCAACCCCTTGCCGTCTCCGACATAGACGTGGGATTTGGAGGCTACGACCCACTTACCTGCGGATCTATTGCAGATGGTCTTGAACCCCTCAATGTCATTGGCAATCTTTGATGCCAGGTCTTTCATTGCCTTTCGGTTATCTTCATTCATGCTACTTTGCTTTTATTCGTTGCACATATCTTTTCGTTCACGCTATTCTCGATGCGGTTAATAACCTCTTGGGGAATCTCTATGGCCTCATACTCATCGGACTCTTGATTATATACGTCTATCTCAATCTTGATGTCATAGACGGATGCTTCGACCTCATCAATCTCTATGCCACCCGATGGCGGCGTCCAATAGTCTCCGGGGTCATAGTCATCATGGAACGACACATCAGCTGAATACTTTGCGGTGATGTAAATATCGGCATCGTCGGGGGATATTCCGGGGAGGCCATCGAGACAGATTTCCTCCAGCTCGGAATCAAATGTATGCGAGCCGAAATCATAGCAGTGGCCATACTCGTCCTCATAACATTCAAAGTCCGAAAAATCTCCGTTGCAGGGGTCTTCGATAACATCTTCCATCTTTGACACAATGTCATCGATGATGGCTTGTATCTGTTCTTCGGTCAGTCTCATATTTCGGGGTCTTGGAAGAAACTGTCACCGTCATATACTACCACCAGGAATTGCGAGGCAGCGGCGTCTTGCTGTGTGCCAAAGTGAGCAACATTATTGTTGGTAATAGCAGACTCAATAGCACCCTCTATACTCTCAATGGAAAGTTCTTTGACCGGGGAGCTATCCACCTCTGTAATGAGGTCTAACGCTCCGAATACATAGGCCGACGCCTCGGAGATGTTGTCGAACATTCGTCCGTACAACTTTTGCTTGTTTCTGTAAACTGAGATTCTGATCATCTTACTTGCATACTTTATTGGGTCAATACGACCAAAGGATTACGAGGACACCCTTGCTGTAAAGTTCAACAGACTTAGCGTGGGCGATTTCGTACATTTCGTTGACGAGACTGTTGAACTGGGCCGGTGCCTCGCCGTCGATTCGGTAATGGAGGTTCCAATAGCGAGTATCACCGAGAATGACCTCTTTGGCGAAACAAACACATTTCTGGCCGTTTATTGTGCGATTGCATATCAATCTATTCCTGCCGCCGTTTTGAGTCCTACAGGCGACCTCTACGTCCTCGTAGCTATATTCTTTTCTCATGGGTTCAGACTTGGAAATTCTTCAACTTGTTTTCGTTCTCTACTATTTGGAGCAGTTCGGCTTTCAGCGACTGCCATTGGAATACGACATCCTCTATGCGGTCAAGGGACACCTGATGAGAACATAACATGATACCCCTTTTCCCACCCCTGGCATACTGCTCATTCGTCCTGTGCGGTTTCTTATCGTTGTCGTAGAAATGCGAATAGATGCTGTCATCGCGACTGCAACACGATAATAATGCGAACTCAATCTGTCTGTCCCGTAGATAGACATATTCACTGCTATTTCCATGGGGCCCAATGTGGAGTTGAACGTCCCCCTCTTGTGTTACGGCAAATGCTTTCCACACATAAGGAGTAAAGGGAAAGTGGACTACCATTCCACCGGGAACCTTTTCAGCGAGATTCTTTTTGCACCAATCGCAAATGCTATTCCAAGCATTGAGGACTGCCTCGTTATGCTGTCTTTTAAGCTCGTCCATATTTTCTTACTTAGATGAGAGTTGATGCCTTGAACGAGCGGAATGCGTTCTTCTCGCAATCCCAAAAGCAGATAACATCTTCATTCTTGTCAGACTGACTGCCGGTGCCAGTGGCAACGTAGTCGAGATTGGAGAGTGTTCCGACAGCATTGCGGATTTCACCGTTGACCTTGCGGAACGTGAACTCAACCTTTCCGGTGAGCATACGGGTGTATATCTTCATCGCTTTCCACGCCGCTTTAAGAGCATCGGAGAACGAAGGAGCCTGGGCCTTGCGGAGGATGGCATAGGCTATTTTGAATAACTTTGACTTGTTAACTTTCATTTTCAACATCGTTTTCGTTTGAGATTGTTGTATTTTTGGATATTCAAAGTTAACAATAATAATCTGAATGGCAATGCGTTAACACATTTATTTTCAACGCCTTACGCAATTATTTACAATAAAAATATCGGGAGGCTGACCTGCAACCAACCCGATATTTTCGGTGCAATGATGGCTTATGCTACTACAGCCTCCGGCTGAGGCTGTTCTTCTGTTGCGTCCTGAGCGACCTCAGTCGTTTCTTCCGAATGGGAAACATCTTCGGGGAGCGGTGCGTTCTTGGCCCGTAGTTCAGATTCAAGTTCGGCGATACGGGCCTCATAGTCTTTGCACTTTTGGTCATAGTCTTCAGACAGCTTTGTGTCGATAGCCTCCACATCTGCCCCGAAGTTGTGGCGGAGAGCAAGATCGAGGAGCGAGGCGAACCCTGTCGAGTAGCCGACGGACTTGTCAGAGAGCATCGTGCGTATGAACTCACGCAAGATGGCGTTCTTATTGGCTGCCAGCTTATCGAAAGCGGTCGTGATGTCAACGGCACTTTCATAGTCCATGCCGATATTCTTTCGGAACTCCTGGGGCAGTCGACTGACAATTAGAGCGAGGAATATATTCTCCTCGGTATCGTCCCACGACTCTTTCTTATCGGAATAGGAAACCGTCTCCATGAACGCCCTCTGACGTTCTACTCGTTCCACTTGTCTGGCTTCGCCGACGGCCCGCAGTTCGGTTTTATACATCGAGAGCTGTTCGGCTTTGACTGTATCGGTCTCGTCGACGTGGCCCACCTCATCGGATTGCAGATTGAACAGGTATTTGACCTCGCCGGAGAGGATGCCGTTGTAGCTGACCTCGAAAACCTTGATGACGATGCCGGCGTTGATGTTGTCTTCAAACACGGCCCTTACTCGTTCATAGTTGGCGAGACGTTTTTGGTAACGCTTGTCGCTGGGGTCGCTGTCATCTGCCGGCGGCGTTGGCTCGACAAGATATTCTCGCTTGCCGAGGGGCTGGGGATAGAGCAGGAACTCCTGGGCGGCGGCGATGATATTCTTGTTCTCTTCCGAAGTGCCGACGTACACCACCGGGAAACCGAGGCTCTTGGCCTGGCGAAGAATAGCCTCCTGGTTCTTGGCACGGAACAGCTCTTGTTTCATGCACCGTGGATTGTCGGTGTCCTTGAACGAGGCACGGGAGGCGGTGTTGAACCTGCAGCCGACACAAGCCTTGCAAGCCTTGTAGGTATCGTCTGCGGGGTCGAACTTAGCTGTCACGATGTGGCACATAACATGTTCGTCGATCCACTCCTTGATGATGTCGACAGAGAGCGACTTGAACCCCCAGCGTTCTATCTGCGCCGGTTGGAAACAACTGGCGAGTAACGTGGCCTGCTGTTCTTTGGTCAGCTTTGCGATTTCTTGAATGTGGGACAGGTTGACAACCCCCTCCCGGAGCAGGGCGACGAACTCGTCAGAGATGTTGTTCAACTGAATGCGGTTGACAACGAAACTCTGGCTCTTGCCGATAATTTTGGCGATTTCCTTGATTGGAACTTCGCTCTCCTTGTAGAGGTAGCGGATAGCTGCCGCTTCCTCCAGCGGATCGATGTTCGCGCGTTGCAGGTTCTCAATGACCATACAGGCGAATGCTTGCTTGTCGTCGAGTTCCTTGACGACGGCCTGAATGGTCTCTTGTCCGAGGAACTTGACTGCGCGGTAGCGTCGTTCACCACAGACTACCTCATACTTGATGCCGTTCTCGCCTTTTATCTTGCGGAGCGTGATGGCGTTGATAAGGCCGTTCTCCTTGATACTCTGAGCCAGCTCCTCGATTTCGGTCTGGTCGAATGTCTTTCTCGGGTTGAGTGCGCTGGTCGTTATTTCAGCGAGCTTAATGTCTCTTACTTGGTACATATCTTTTTTCGTTCTTTGGGTTAGACTTATTTCAGCCAATCAAAGGCTGACGGTGTTGCCTCTTTCGGCTTGGTGCTTTCAAGGGCATAGGTATTGATGAGGTTGGCATACGATACCGACACCGGCGACTCAAAACTGCGGACGTCATCTATGTCTTCTTCCGGCGTGGGCTGGCAGGGCATGATGATGGCTGTAAAGTGTTCGCTGACGATTTTGGCGGGTCGTGCCTGCTCATTCAGCCACAGTTTGGAGGTGCCGAACTCGACTGTCAGACTGAACATATAGAGCAGTCTCTTCAGAACGGAGATGGTGAACGTCTGGTCACCGATGACAACACGGTCGTCGGGGTGAGAGTCCTTCTGCTTGCCCCACCATACGAGTGCCCGGTAGAGCTGTGCCTTGTCTCCCTTGAACAGATTTGTCTCCGTCTTAGGAATTACGCGGTCAACGGCGGGATAGTTCCCGTGGAGTTCTTCACCCGTCGGCGAGAGGGTCTTTCCGGCAAAGCGGCTGTCACCCTCGTTGTAGATGACCAAAACTTTTGTATCGGTAGCGTAGCAACGCTTTTCCTCGAAGTGGACTCCCGTCATCAATGGTCGGACGGGGTCTTTTGTGGCTATATCAGTGTATAGCGCTTTTACGATTTTTTCGTCCATACTGGTTACTTATTAGAGTTTATCTTATTTGCATACAAACAGACCTAAGTCTCTTATTCAACAACTTCGAGCAGGTTGGTGAGGTCTGCAACTTCCTTGAGGTCTTCTTCCACAAAGTCCTCATATCCATGCGCCTTCATTTCTTCGATTTTCTTGCGCTTGTATTCTATCTGACGTAGAATCATATCTGTCAAGCTCATCGGCCATTCGGCTTTTCCATTACCGTCGGTGAGTGCTTCAAACATCACAGTCCGGAGTAACTGAGCTTGTTCTTTAGTCATTTGTTTCATTTTGTTATTATTTAAGAGGTTGTTTTTGGATATTCAAAGTTACCTATAATAATTTGATTGACAAAATATTAACACATTTATTTTCAGCGTTTTACGCAGATTTTTACGTTATCTTTGATGCAAAATATGAATTACCAATCCTGCTCATCGGTATTCGTCTCACAAATTAGGTAGTTCTCATCGCGTCCGTAAGTCTGATGGTTGCAGTCAAGTTCGGACTCATCTTCTTCAGTCAGTGGTTCACGCCCCTCTTGGGAGTGAACTTTCGCCAACTCGCAGGCTCTTTCAATCGAGGTGCAGACGGATAGCAGTTGCAGGCTGCTATTGTTAAGCCACGCATTGCCGGAATATAGGAGGAATACTTTCATAGTTCACTGTTCGATTTCGATATACGTCATGGTTTATCCGATTATTTCGTCAGCGGAATCTATCGCCTCGTCGATGGAATCAAGCATCGAATCAAGGCTGTCAATGGCCTCCTGCATTCTTTCTCCTCTTTCACTGTCTTGAATGCCTCCGGGGAGATTTTCGTAAGCATTTTCTTCTTCCTCCTTGACTGCCTCAAGGATTGACTTTGCCTCTTCAAGCTTTTCAAGCGCTCTCGAGATTTCTTTACGTCGTACTGCGTTCATATATCTTTTTCGGTTTATGCGTTCCAAAGAACAACTGTCATATCATATCTGTTAAAAGGGTCGGCAACACTGCCGGCGGCGTGTGCGGTTAGCACTCCACCGATGATTTCCCGACCGTCATGTTCTATTGAGAGAGTGTATTCCTTGCTATGGCTCATACCATCTTTTGATGTGCGGTAGCCGCCGTCATGCACAGAAACTGTGAGGGTCAGAGCATCATCGACGGCCGACATGCAGCTTCTGATTTTCTTGCAGAGGAGATCTACTGCGCCCCAATCGTCATTCTTGTAGATGTGGGACGTCATATCGGAGATTTCACGATATATGTGGTTCATTATAGAACGGCGGCTGAATTTCATATCTTTCTTCGTCATATACTAATATCTTTGAGGTGTTTTTGTATATGCAAAGATAACTATAAGTTACTGAATAACAATGCGTTAATCCATTAATTTCAGTAACTTACGCAGATTTTTTGCGGTGGAATCACGCATTATCTAAGGTGCAAATTAGGGTATATAACAATGGCGTTGCTTCCATCAGAAAGACAACGCCACTATCTATTCCCGGAACTATTATCGCATCATTTCATGGAAATCTTCAATGTCGATTGTCCTACGGCAACCGGGAGTGATGAAATCATTGACGATGCTGTACGAGTATGCTCCGATATTGCGGAGTACCAGTATTCCACCGATGTCTGCCGGTCCGGTGTACTTTCGCAGTAGAACATCTTCCTCCCGACATTCACACCCGCAGACAATGGCGTCTTCAACAAACGATTTCTGCCGGCCATAATATCCGTGGCTTGGATCATAGCGGTTGGCACTCCACCCGGCATCCGGTCTACGACAATCACAAGTTATGAAGGTCTTACCTCGTATCACGTTCACGTTCGTAATGGTAGTAAGGAGGTGCATAGCATTGGTGACGAGAGCAGAGCCACATTCCGCAATCAGCATTATATCTCCTTTCGGACAGGCCCGTTTCATTTCCTGGCCGATAGCGGTGCAGACCTCTTCCATTGTCGGAGCCTCATATGGCAGTTGCCGGAGATAGTCGGCATCAAGACGGCCCATGATATTGCCCCCGATGTCAACCTTTCTTGCTCCTAACCTCTTGGCAATCTCGACGCACTTACGCACTCTCTTACGGAACATTTCGGGTGTCCGTAGGCCGCCGCCGGAGCCTCCGAATTGAAAATGAACACAGTCAATATCGAGGAACGGATGATTGAACGGATTGCAGAGCCATTCAAAGTCCGGGCTACATACGTCGATACCGAAACGAGAGGTCAACCCGTTCTCCAAATCAAAGTTGACTCTCACTCCGATTGAGAGTGTCCGTTGAACATTGTTGGTGTAATCTACGAACTTTCTAAACTCAATCATATTCTCGACATTGACGATGCCTCCATGGAACGCAACAGCTACTTTGTTAGGAAAATCATCTATCACGCCATTGTAGATGATGTCCTCTTGGAAAACAAAGTTGCGGAGAGCCATATCATATTCCTGGGGTGACACTATTTCGGCATATAGGCCGAGGGTCTTTGCCTCGCGTAGAAATACAGAGCAATAATTAGTCTTGTAACTATATCCCAGCCGGAAATTAGGGTATTGTATGCCTATCAGGAACTGAACGTCTTTTACATTCTTTCGGAACGCTTCGACATCATATACATAGGTCGGTGTCTCTATCTCGTTGGTAATCATAATCAGTCAAACAAAGATGATGGAAACAGCCCATTGTTTGCGTCCTCAAGGACTTTCTTCGGAAGCTTAGGAGTGTTGTAATCCTCCCCGCGTCCCTCTGCATTCCACTTGGTGGAATTGGCCCATTCGAGGTCGTCATATAACCCCTGAATATGGGGACGTAACGAGGTCTGCTCCGAGATTCTGAAATCAAACACGGTCTTACCCATCGCCTTGCCTTTCCGTGTGTGGCAGTCATAGGTGTACTCGGGCAAATTCCGAATCTGACTGTACTTTAGCACGTCCTCTATATACCTCATATCGGGGTACGAGAAGATGTCGCACGTTCCGAGGTCAAGACAATGGAGAAACAGCACTATTGCCTTGCACATATAAATCCAAGTGCTGTTCTTCGTGTTCATTGTCATATCGATCTCCATAAGGGCATTTATCTCCCTCATCAGAATGCCGGAGCCGAGGTCTTTGGCAACTCCTTTGGCTACCACCCAGAACAAACGCTTGTACCAACACCATATCTCGCAACAGATGTAGCCGATGTTCTCCTCGTCGAAATCGAATATCGCCTTCTTCAAAGCTATAGTCATTTCACGGAGGTCGTGGCCGTGACGAGTTACAAGCTGAGTGCTACCCATCGGAAAATCCCTCTTGTCTTTGGAACATACGAAGTTGCAGGCGAAATAGTCTGCATCACGGTTCTTCCGTGTCCTGACAAGCAAGTTGATGGCTTCGGACAGGTATCGTGTGTCCTCTGCATCTGATATTTCGTAATCTTTCTTCCGAAGATATAGGATTCTGCCTGAAACTGGATCATAACAATCCTCGGCAGATGTAATGAATAGCCTCGTCCATAGATACGGACGGTATTTCCACATCATCTCGTGTGCGGCATAACAGGCGAACTCCATGTCCCCTCGTCTCAACGCTTTTTGGATAAGCGAGGAAACATCGAACATATTATGCCCATTGCGTGTAAACAGCATATTTGACATTTCGTTTTTGTTTATATTCAGTAAGCAAAGTTACTCATAATAAGTGAGTTATGCAAATTTAACACGCTGAGAATCAGTCACTTGTTATCGTTTTACGTTAATTGTCGTTTGGTTCTTCTTAAAGTCGAAATTGTAGTACCGACCCCACTTATTCTTCATGGCGATGCGGAACAATTTCTCCGATGATGAGGAATCTTCTGTGCCGCCTTTATTCAAGAGCGTGGGGGGTGTAACTCCGTGGAAATATCGGGGCTGAAGGACTATACGGTTCATCAGCAGTTCTTGATACACCATGTCGATGTCGGACATGGCATCATCTCCGGGAACGTACTTACATTTCCATGCGGCCTTGTTGACTATTCGGGTGGAGCCGGTCATTCCCTTAAAGCAGAACTCCTGAGTATAGTTGTAGAGCTGATACGCTGGTTGCGTGAATAGGAAACCCAAATTCAAGTCGACGAGCAGTTGAGCCAGACGGAGCAGTTCATCTTCCACTACATCTTTGGGATTCTCCAGCTCATCGTAGATGTCTATGGCCACATCGCGGCGATATTTGTAGGTCTTGAGGTCATCATCGAGAATCGCTATGACGTCCTCCGTAGTGTTCTCCACAATCCAATGGAACGTGGTCATAAAATCCTTGACTGGTTCACCACATTCCAATTTGGCGTTATTGGGGATGACAAGCATATCGGTAACGCCGGACTTGCGGTATGCGTCTGCCTCAAACTCACGCACTACATAGGTGCATTGATGAAACAGACTTTTGGTCAGTATGGCGTCTGAACGCCGATACGACATAACATAGATGTTAAACGAAATATTCTGCGACATGGTGTAAACGCATTTTAAGCCCGTTACGGACAGTTCTGCCGTCATTGTGAATGTCATACCCCATGAGTTGCTTGCAGAGCAAATAGGGCATATTACAGCCGGCCTTAGCGACAAATGGGAGCGATGCAGTCATACGCGGATTGACCTCCAGGAGCCTTACGTTACCATCGGGCATAAGAATGAAGTCAATCCCGACAATGCCGCTCAGACCGAGGTCTCCCACAATCTGCTTGGCAATGGCGTAGGCTTTCAAATTAGGCAAAATCTCGCCGTAGGTGATGCAGGAGTAGTCCATCTCATAACCTACATAACCTACCATGTGGGAAACAATACCATTGTCGGCAATCAGGCTCACCGAATAGTCGAGGCCATTGACATACTCCTGAAGGATATAATCGTGGTTCTGATTGTCAACGATGCGGCACAGATGGTCGAGGGAGATGTAATGCTTATATCCGTAGGCGTGGAACAGGGTAACGTCATCACAGAGGTCATCATCGACAATGGCGAAACCAACCGAGCCGGCGGAGTCAGGGAGCTTGCAGCAGAACGATCCATGGCGTAATGAGAAATCCCGTACCTCCGCCGAGGTGTGTGCCACCTCTTGCTCCGGCATAAGATGAGGATATCTACGATACATCTCCGTCTTATTGTTGGCAATCGTCAGGCCCGGGAGGTCGGACACCGCCAACTTAATGCTGGCTGCATCAAACAAAGACTTATTGGCGGCGAACAATTCAAGCTCGCTTGTCAGTCGCGGGAGAACGATGTTGATATGCCTCTCCTTACAGGTAGTCAGTATCCATCCGACATATTCGGGGCTGTCGTTCCGTGGAGCCACAAGACGTCTTGACTCCGGGATGCAGGGAGGCAAATCGGCACCGTTGCAGTTTGAGCAATAGACATCTACGGTGGCGCCATCGTCGTTATCAGTGAAGCAACTTATTAAATCAAACTTCTTGGGTGACAGTGACGGAATCAGAACAGAGAATCTTTCCATGGCAGTCATAACTTATAGTAGCGGGCCGCAAAATACTTTGACATAACCAATCCGTAGTCTATCTCACATTTGATATTGCTTATGTCTTCTCCGAGAAGATGAAGAACCTGGAGCCATGGAATGTTGACACCGGCCTTGGCATAGAACTGGGCCGAGGCAGTCACCCGTAGGTTGATGTCTATCAGCAATGCCCTGCCGTAGGGGCAGAGTATGAAATCAAAACCTACAATGCCGTCGATTCCGAGCTCTTTGATGACCAGCTCGGCAATCTCCTTGGCGTATGGACTCATACCAATCTCGCCCTCGATGATGGCTCCGAACTCCAGCTTGGTTCCATAACAGCCGCAACAATGGGTCATTTTGCCGTTGACGGCCATAGCGAGGATGGAGAAATCCATTCCTGGATGATACTCTTGCAATATCATCGGCACGAAGCTTTCCTCTACCGCATGACACAGCTGCCAAAGGTTGATGTAGTGTTTCTTGCCACAAGCGTGGAAATATGACACGTCGGTGCATTTCTTGTCATCGACAACGGCGAATCCCTGACCTCCGCAGAGATTCGTGGCCTTACAGCAGATGTTTTTGACCCGACGGGAGAAATCAAGGACATCGGAAGCATTGTCGGCTACGACTTGGAAAGGCATAACGTCGGAGAATTTCTCCCACGTCTTTACCTTGTCGCCAGCAATGAGAACAGCCTCAAGAGATGATACGGCAACCTTAATGCCGCGCGATGCAAAGATATAGTGGTTTCGGGCCATCACCTCAAGCTCCCGGGAGGACGTGGGGAATATCACGTCAACCGAATGGACGTTGCAAATCTCCAGCAGGCGGGGAATATAGTCTTCCTCATTGATACGGGGCACGACATACATGTAGTCGCAATACTCTGACGGAGGGAGGTCAGCGACGTTGCAGTTGGTCACTATGACCTTGACGGGAACGTTGTCGGGATTGTTCTTCAGACAATCTATGATACCTACCGCGTGAAAGGACGAGCAGGTCAGCAGGATGTTAATCGGTTTCATTCATACCTCCTTTCGGAACTATTGTCGCGGGCATCTGGTCATACCAAATGGCGCGGGCCTTAATCTTTCTCTGCCCGGTCTTGGTCTTGCATACGACAACCTTCTTGCCGTCAAGCCCCAGGGTCTGGGTCAGATTCATGTAGTCGACCTCACTGCGGCATACTATCATCACATAGTCATACTTCTCGTAAGGTATCAGCTCCATGTCCTTAATCTTGACATCTTCGTGCGGGTCGAGTGAATCGTGGAGGTCGAGACCGAGGTCGACGTGGAGGTCGGCCGTCCACTCTGCGAGCTTGTCTAAGTCCCAGTCGCCGGAATGGGTGTTGGCTTTGATGTTAATGGCTTTCAGCTCTGACTTGCTATATCCGACAAGACGTTTGCAGAGGACTTCATGCTCGTCGCCATACAGACCTTGCAGGGCATCTACTCGCTGGTGGCCGGAAATGATGTTGTCGTTCTCGTCGATAACAATAATACCGAAGTCCCCTAACTGTTCAAGGGACTCCTGCAATTCAGAGGCTTTCTTCTTGGTAATCTTTCGGGGATTGCCAAGCTCGTCCTTCAATACGGACACGGGCCGATTGACGACCTCGATTCTTCTTGCTGGCTTTTCTTCGCTCATAATATTCTTTCGACTAGTTCACTCATCGCATAGGGCTTGTACTCAGCCAGCTGACCAAAGAACGTGACTCCCGTTTCTTTTGCGGCCAACTCTTGATAACGAGCCAGCAGAGAGAGATTCTTTTCATTCAAAACAGGGTAAATCGGAGCGCAATGCTTGTTAGGCAATGACGGATACTCATACGAGATGAGTGTGCCGGGGACTTTTGACTGCGACCGCAGGAAATGCTTATGCTCGATGCTTCGTGTGTACGCCGGCTCTCTGTCGGTGTAATTCACCACGGCCACGCCCTGCTTATTGGTTACCGACGGCAACCATTCTTCCTCAAAGCGGACTGAACGGTATTCAAGCTCACCAAAGCAAAAATCAAAGTATTCATCTATGCGGCCGGTGTAGATGATGTGGTGAGCTTGCTCTTTCCAATACTTGCGTGCAGAGAAGAAATCGCTTTTCAGATATTTGTCGCATTGTTCCATGAGCCTTTCAAGGAACTCCGTGTAGCCAACGACGGGGATGCCCTGGTACTTGACATTGTAGTAGTTGTTGTCAAAGGTCATGCGCATCGGAATGTGGGCCATAGTGTCGGCCGGCAGTTCTGAACACGGGCGACCCCATTGTTTCTCGGAGTAACCCTTAATCAATTTCTCATAGATAGTGGGACCACACTGGGCGAGAACCGCCTCTTCCATATTTGCACAAACGCCGGAAGATGGCAAAACTCTTTCGGCTGCTATCCTTGCCATTGCATCTTCCGGAGATGTCGTCCCGAACAAGGCGTAAAACGTGTTCATGTTGAAAGGCAGGTTATACAACTCGCCTCGGAAATTGGCAACCGGGGAATTGACAAACGGTTCAAACTCGCAGATGCCATTTACAAAATCCCACACGTCCTTGCGGTCGGTGCGGAAGATATGTGCGCCATACTTGTGAACCTCGATCCCATGCTCTGACTTGGTGTAGCAGAAGCCTCCGATATGCGGCCGCTTTTCAAGGACGAGGACGCGAGCACCTTGCATTGAGCCTTTCGCATAAGCCTGGACTGCTCCCGACAACCCGGCGCCGACTATGAGATAATCGTACTTTTCCATAGCTTACATAATTATCTTCTGAATGTAGAACTTCTCGGCATACTCCACGCCACACTCCACACCCCGGATGCGGGCAAGAGCCTTTATGCCCTCCCGATTGAGTGGAGAGGGTGATTCACGGATCTGGGTGGCGTATTTCTCAAACAGAGCAACCTTTTCTTCGATGCAGTCCGAGATGTCGTGATACAAGTAGCCTCCACCAATGGAGCCAATGTGCGTGGCTGCAAATGGATATTCGTACAAGGCCACCATCTTGGGAGTGTAGCCCTCACGCAGTCGGATTGAAGCAAGGGCGCAGTCATACATCTTTATGTGGTCCTGGTGCAGACTGCGATAATTTATGAAGACCTCATCGGGTCGGAACTGGTCTATCAGTTCATCCAGCCTTCTTGTGATGTCATAGGACGGGACAGTATCCATCAGGGCGTCCTTATTGAAGAACAATATCTCCAACGAGGCATCGAGGGCCTTACAGACTGATTCAAGTTCTTCTCTGCGCTTGACGATGTTCTGTCTTTTGTCGGCCCCGCCAATGGTGCCGATGACAATACCTATCTCCGCTCCTTGCTGTTTCTGATGTAGTAGATAGCCTCCACACCCAAGGACTTCATCGTCGGCGTGGGGAGCTATCACTAATATCTTCTTGCGGGCTTTTTCCATTGGTCTTATGCTTTTTCGTGGTTGACTATCGTGAAAACATTTCAAGATACCGGCGGTGCATCTTTATTCCAAAGGTAACGTGGACTGCCGGGAGTTCTTCGCCTAACTCCTGCTTTATGCGTAGGTAAGGGAGATTCAGACCGCCCTCTTTGAAAATCCGCATCGTGGCTGCTGTCCGTGGATTGATTTCCATAAGAACAGGATGGCCGTCTCGGTTGTATCTGAAATCAAGATCTGCACATCCGGTCAGCCCCAGCTTGCCGATTATCTTCTCTGCGATTTGAAATGCCTCCTCATTCTCCACAAAGGTTGCCTCCTGTGGTATGCTTGCGAGGTTGACATTGCTCTCCCGATAACCATAGTAGAGGATTTTACCATTCTCGGCAATCAAGTCCAACGACCCCTCGGCTCCGGGCAGATACTCCATCGCCATCATCTCGGGCATCTCGGGTCGTTCATTGAGCGTAGCCTGCAAATCCTCAAGGGTAGTGTAAAGAGAGTTAGGCTTTTCTCCGAACAGAATGTCAAATCGGGACTTTGCGGGGTCAATGATTCTGACCCCTCGGCTACCGCTTAATTGGGTAGCCTTGACACATACCGGGTATTCGGGATAACCTACGGCCTTACACGCCCTGGCAAGGTCGGAGGCGCGGCGGACAGGATAGAACTTGGGAGGCTCGATGCCGAAACACCTCATGCAATAATAGAGCATCATCTTATTCGTACAAATAGTGATGGAGTCTCGGTCGTTGATGGCGAGCTTTGTGCCGATGCGGTCAAAATCATCTTTGCGGTCAAGCAACATAAGAAGTTCGGCGGACATCACGGGCAGAAGGACGTCGACGCTTTCGGTCTTACAGACATCCAGGATTGCATCGACATAGCCATCTTCATTTACTTTGGGAATTTCATAGACACAGTCATACAAGTCCAACAGAGAATAATCGTACTCCATATCGACACCAACGAGCCGAATTTTCCTTTCCCCGTTGTCTTTCAAACAGGCGACCAAGCCGGGAGCGAACTGTGCGCCACAAGCAGTGATTAACACTACCAAATCTTTCATGCGGTATGCTGTCTTTTGTGATTGATTCCGATGGCCATAATCACGAACCATCGTTAATGCAAAGTTACGCCAAAGTTATCATTTACGCAAATTATGATATTATAAAATCATTGCTATTATTATCATTCACGCAAAACAAAAGGCGTACCCTGACGAGTACGCCTCATTCTTTAGGTTTTGACAATCAACTGAGGGGTATCGACTGCATGCGTCTTACCTCAATTTGTTTGCAGATGAACAACCCCACTCATTGAGCGATTAATGAAATCGTTAATCGTGGTGCCGGCGGATGATGCTGCCATAGCAATGGCGGCATGGAGTTCTGAGGGCATTCTGAGGTTGAGCTTACCGCTATAAGGTTTTGCCGGGGCAATACCTCGTTCCTGACAGCTGACGAGATAATCGTCAACCGCTCCCTCGAAGTCCTGACGAATATCCTCTACCGACTCTCCTTCGTAGGAGATGAGAGTTCCATGAAGTCCCTGCACCTGACCGAACAGGCACCCGTCTTCGGGGTTGTATTCCACTGAGCCAGTGTAGCCCTTATATTTCATGTATCCCATATTATATAAGTTTTAGAGTTTTCAATACAGTGACAATCTGGCGCAACTGATATGGCTTGAGCTGATTGTTCGGGTGGGGTTTGTGAAGCAATATCGTATCATTGCCCCTTGCGAACTCAACTCGTGAGCCGGAAGTCTTACCTTTTGACCTTTCCTCGAATCCCCAAGAGCTTAGGAGCGACCTCATCTCGTCATAGGTAAAGTCTTTCGGATATGTCAACAGTCTTGCGACCAATTTTTCTTTCTTACTCATTCTTTGATGTTTAAGTTGGTAATGCAAAGTTAGCAATAATTATTTATATAACCAAATTTAGTACCAGATAGTTTCGCCTCACATGGCAAAAATCATTATCAAATACGCAAATTTCTTTAGACATAATCAGCCTCATTTCAGTATTTTTGATTACCTTTGCGCTTGATTATACTCGTCGGCTGTCCTCCGTTTCGGAGAACTCTGACAAAGACATAAGCGTTAGCTTGTAGGCTACTTCCGAAATCGCCAATTTCAAACCCAGTCTTACACGAGCAAACGGTTAGCGTCTGCGCTTTAGCGTGGACTAACTTGTGCGTGTAAGACAGGTGTTTGGCGATACCTCGGAAGTGCATAGTCAGTCCACGCTTTTGTTGTGTCGCGGCGGGTGGTATTGTAGAAACAAACAAAACCAAATACTTACCGCATGAAAAAAGTAATTTATTTTCTGACCCTGCTGCTTGTGACGGCATCAGCGTCCGCGCAGAAGATAGTCGATGACCGGGTAATGGATTCCGGCCTACGGCTCGTGACTTGTGAGTCAAAACCATTCCGTAGCATGTCCGACAAAGTGGTACTCTCGCTGGGTATGTCCGCATCAGTCGAAGGAGATAATGTTCAGTATTTCCTTGACGCGACACTGACATCGAGCGAACCTATTTCAGCTCCGGCAGGGGCAAGGATGCTCATCAAGACAACCGGCGGCGATGTGCTTACCCTTACAGAGTTTTCCAACAAGACCCTCTCCGACAATATCGGAGACGTGAAGAGTGTCGGTGGCATCATTGTCAAGACCTTCACACTCAATGCCGCGTATGCCCTGACGCCCGAGCAGATACAGCAGTTACTCTCCGGCATAGCAAAGATAAGGATTGAGCTGAACGGCGACACCAACTATGAAAAGGAATGGAAGAAAGACAAAATCTCCGGCTTCCTTGCAAAGGAATACAAACTTCTAACCGAGGCTGTTGCAACCGACAAAAAGGGCAGTTTCACTGACGGGTTCTGATTATGGCAGTCCATTCCAACGACCGTGATTTGACAGACCTCCTGAGTCTTGTCGAAAGCGGGAAAGCGCAGCTCCCGGACTTTCAACGCTCATGGGTCTGGGACGATGAGAAAATCTGTAAACTCATCGAATCCATATCTTCCGGCTTTCCTATGGGAGCAGCCATGTTCCTTGAAACGGGAGGCGGGACGGTGCGATTCACTCACCGAACATTTACGGGGGTCGACCAATCCAAAGCAGTTGCCCCCGACTATCTCGTCCTTGATGGCCAGCAACGACTGACTACACTCTTTCAGGTTTTCAAAAGCCAGGATGCAGTTCAGACTTGTCAGCCTACGAGCCGGGAAAAGAAAATCCAGCGTTACTACTATCTCGACATACGCAAAGCACTCGACCCTAACGAGGACAGACTTGATGCTATCGTATCAATCAACGAGAAGAAAATCCGTACCGACAACATCGGCAGGGATGTTACTCTTGACCTGACTACCACCGAACAGGAATACAAGAATCTGATGTTCCCTTTGAACATCACCCTGACCTCATCGGAGATTAGGAAATGGGAACGCGGGCTTGCCCGCTACCATGGGGAGGATATTCTTGACTTGTTTGACCGTTTTGATGCCGAGGTGCTTTCCAATATCATCTCCTACAAGATCCCGGTCATAACTGTCAGCAAGGACACTTCCAAGGAGGCGGTCTGCCAAATCTTCGAGAACGTGAACACCGGCGGCGTAAAGCTGACAGTCTTTGAGCTTGTGACTGCAACCTTTGCCGCTGACGAGTTCAATCTCCGCAACGACTGGGAGAACATCTCCAAGACATTCACTAACTCCAAGCAGGGAGGCTTGCTCAAAGTGGTGGAAAACACCAACTTTCTAACTGCAATGGCACTCCTTGTCAGCTATAGGCAGTACAGATGTGGTTCCGGGGTTGTCTCATGCAAGAAACGTGATGTGCTGAAACTTGAACTGGCCGATTACAAAGCCAATCGGAATGCTCTTGTATCGGGATTCATCAAGGCTGCAAGCTTCCTTATCAACCAAGGCGTGTTCACTGCTCAAAACCTTCCATATACGTCACAGTTGGTACCTCTTGCGGCTATATTCGCTTTTGCTGAAATCGCCAACATCAATCTTGCCATCCAGACGAACAAGGATATTCTCGCACACTGGTATTGGTGCGGTGTGTTCGGCGAACTTTACGGGGGAGCCAACGAATCAAGGTACGCCCTTGATATTATCGGGGTCTTTGACCAAATCGCGGGCAACGGTGTTCCAGACACTGTAACGAGAGCCAGTTTCCAACCCCGGCGACTGCTGACTATGCAAACCCGCAACTCTGCCGCCTACAACGGGGTAATGGGCATCATACTCCAGGATTCTCCGCTTGACTTTATGAGTGCAGACAAAATGGATATTGCGACCTATCTCGACGAGAGTACCGACATTCACCATATCTTCCCAAGGAACTATTGCGAACAGCAGGGCTACGATTCTTTATTCTGGAACTCGGTCATCAACAAGACCCCAATCTATGCCAGCACCAATCGTTCCATCGGTGGTCGTGCGCCAAGCGAATACATCGGTACGATGGCTAACAAGGGGCTTACGCAATTGCAGATGTGTGAGGCAATATCGTCCCACAAAATTGACTACGACATTCTTAAAGCAGACGACTTTGACGGTTTCATAATAGACCGGGCCATCAGGCTCCTTGATCGTATCGAACAGGCCATGGGCAAAGCCATTGCCGGACGGGACAGCGAGGACACCATCAAGGCTTTCGGCAAACCGCTGGTCACAATGACGATTCCTGACTCATCCGTTTCACAATCTTGAAGATTGAACGGTCTGTCATCCCATACTTGTCAGCAAGGGTCAAGGCGATGTATCTCACCTTCAGCCCTTGCTTTTTCATTTCCATAAACTCGTCAAAGACATCAAGATAGTTGACATCGTTGACACTAACGCCATTCTTGCTCAAGAGCTGAAGAAGGCTTGCGTTCATTTTCAGTATCTCGTAATTCTTCATGGCTTAGTAGTTGTCAAGCGACTCAATAGTTTCTACACGCTTTTCCGCCTCGGTAATCTCCACTACTGATACTACCGGACGGATTTCTTTAGCGGCCGTTTCAAACGACGTAGTCAGAGATTCATTGGCCTCAACCTCTCGATAGGAATTGACCACCTGCATCGGCACACCTTTGCCGATGTTGTTCATGGCCATAAGGACAGGTTCAAACATCCTTGTGGCTTTGGCGGTCATTACAAACTCCCCGTTGGAGAGCATTGCCGGAATGCTGTCGCTCGTTCCAGTGCCGGGACCGTTGACCTTACCACCCTGAGCGAACTTGGCAGATTTGACGGTAGAAACTGCCGTTGCGATGTTGGCAAGAACGGTTGCAACCGTTGTGGCAATGGCGGCGATGTTGGCAGGGAAAGGCATTGACGATGCAGATGCGATACCTGCCGACAGGGCCTTACCGGTATCAATGGCAATCTGAGCGAGGGTGATGATTTTCGACATCTTGGCGAAGGCTTCGTTGCTTTCTCCGAGAGTGTTAAGCATACTTGTCAACGACGAGGTGATGGTTTTCATCGCCTGAGCCTTTGCCTGCTCATTCGCCACAATCTGTGAGTTGGTGTTCTTAGTGGCATCATACAGAGCCTTCCGTGCGGCAATCTCGCGAGCATTGTATTCCTCCGTGGTTTCCGATTCGAGCTGCCCGGACTGAATAATCGCATCAAGATTCTGCTGGGCCGCCTGCTCTTGCCGGAGAAGGATTTCACGCTGATGCTCATCCATCTCTGCAAGGTTACGCTGACGCCATTCGGCATACTGCTGGCTATCCATTTCGTAACCCTCCATCTGACGGAGTTCCCTTTCAGCCTGCTCGTTCTCGAGATTGGCGATGCGATTCTCCAATTCTGCCTTCTGACGGTCGAGTTTGACCTGAGCCTGCTCTTCATCAAGAGCGGCGTTTTCATTGGCATACTTTTCACGAATGGCTTTCAGAGCCTCCTGCTTTTCGGTTTCATTATCGTAGGCGAGAATGGCCTCCTGCTCCGCAATAGCCTGCTGATTGGCGAGGCTCTGACGACGAAGTTCAAATTCTTCATCAGTGGCTTTCTTGACAGCCTCAAGCTTAAGCTGATTGAGTTTTTGCTTATGCTCAATCTCTTTCTTAATTTCATCAGCATCGAATTTTTCGAGAGCCTGCTCCTGCTGCTTTTGGAGTGAGTCTATGATGGAAAGGATGGCTTCGCGTGATTTCTCCGTGAGGTTCTTGTCTTCGGCAAGTTTCTTCCGGTAGTCCTCAATCTGACGCTGATAGGAAAGCTCAACCTTCTTACGGCGAGTTTCCATTGACTCCATCGTTATTTTCATCAGCTCATCTTCGGCTTTGCGAAGGAGCTGGGCTTCTTCCTTAGCGGCTTCAGCGGCAGGGTCTTTGCCACTTTTCTTATCCTTACTCTTGGTCTTACCCGGATTCTTACCCTTACTGCCTCCACTGCCTGACTGAGCACCTCCGCCATCACCGGCATCGGTTATAGATGATAGGTCGAGCTTGACGTGTTCAATTTCTCCCTCCTTGATTTCTGACCAGGCATCCTTATAGGCATCTACCGTATCATCAACTATATTCTTCACAGCTTTGACTGATGACTTTCGGAACTGATCCCATCCGGCAGACACATCGCTCCAACTGAGAGTAAGAACGCCCTTGATGATTTTGCCGAGCGCCATGATTTCATCAACAAGCAGTATGCAGACATTCTTGATGATAGACCAGGCTGTCTTGAACTGAATGGCGATAGACGCGACACCTGACCTTACAACTATTGACTTATTGTAAAGATCGATGAACCAGTTGACAAGCTCGACACAGCCTTTAATCATGGATACAATGCCGTTGTTGACCCACGTCTTAGCGGTGGCGGTCATCTCTTCAAAGCAACAAGTAAGTTCCGAAATGGGCGGTGGCGCTCTTTTCTCAAAAGGAGCCGCCGGTAGAATCAAACAGGGCCGCAAGCGTATTATCCAGCTCAATCTGGCTGTTCATTTGCTCTTCCTGGATTCGGGCAAGTTCTCCGGCCTGCTCTTTGGTCACATCAAGATTCGTTTCAATGTCTTTGAGGGTGCGGAGGTACTGAAGACCTGCATCCTCGCCAGGACCACCGAAAATGTCCGAGATTGCTGCGGCTGTGGCGGGACTGTTGTCTGCCATCTCGTTCAGCTTGGCACTTACTTGTTGCATCGCCTCAAAGGTGGTCATAGAGCCATCCTTGAGTTTCTTCTGCATCTCTGCGGAGCTGATGCCTATGCCATCCAATGCCTCGGTCGTAGCCGTTGACATTTCACGGAGCCTGATGTTGGCCTCCTTGATTGTATCAACAGCCTTGTCGGACACAATACCCATCTTGCTTGACTGTGCGGTGATGGATATGAACTGGCTGGCAGAAAGTCCGGCCTCTTTGAAATATGCAGGGTATTCCTTCACTATGTCGGTAAACTGGCCCGTGGCATTGGCACCACTGACAAAGCCGTCCTTGACCAAATCAAGAGCCTCCTGCGCCGATATGCCGAACTGCCGCGACAGTGTGTTTGCAGATTCAAGGACTTCCTGAAAGTCGACCCCGAATGAATCAGCGACACCCTGCACCTCATTGCGGAATGCTTTCATCTCATCGCCGGTGAGCCCGGTGAACTGCTGAGTCAAACGGCTCGCTTCCTCCAACCCCTTGTTGTAGTCGTACCACCACTTGACAGCCATACCAACTCCGGCAATGCCGAGGAAGGTCAACACCATAGGATTGGCCAGCATCCCGGTCAGTGTGGCCCATAGAGCTTTTGCTTTGATGGTGAGTCCCTCCATCACTGACCCGGCACTGTTCTTGGATAGACTGCTGAGAGAGTTGCCGAAATTAAGGTTTACGCCGGTGAGGTCAGAGAGCGTATCAACAAGACCTTCACTCTTACCCTGCGCCTCAGCGACACTATCCGCATGTTCCTTGATGATTTTATCGTTCTCTTCAATCTTCTTGGTGAGCAGGGCAATGGATTCGGACGCGCCGACCGACGAGGGGTCAATGGCGGTAACAGCTTTCTTCAACACCTCATTGGCTTTCTCGGCTTCCTCTGCCGTCTTACATTCCTTTGCGAGTGCATCGCATAGGGATGTGGTAGATACACCGGCGCCGAGCAATGCAGACTTGTAGTTGCCGACATTGCGGTAGAATCGTTGCGTACCTTCTTCAGCACTTTTCAGTTCGGTAGTAAGTCGGTTGATTTTGTCTTTCAACTCGTCACCTTTGGCACTCTCGCGCTCGGCACGGCTCAATCGGTCATACTCGGCATTGAGATTACTGATTTCTGCCCGTAGCTGAACGAGGGAGCCTTCCTGCTCCGCCTGAGACTTGAGCTGATTCTTTACCGCCCTGCTCACTACGTTCATGGCTTCCTTCATCTGGCTCATTGCAAGGTTTCCGGACTGAACACTCCGCTGGTATTCCTCCTGAGAGATACGCCCTTCCTTGAGTTCTTCTTTCAAAGCCTTCTGCTGCTTGCGCACAGCATCTATCTGAGCCTGATACTCGGCAATCTTTTTTACAGCGTCACCGTAGTTGACCTGCACTTCTAATATCTTGGTTGTTACGTCGTCTGCCATAGCTTATTGTGGAGGGAGTTTAATAAGTTCACATTTACAGATGCCCTTGCTGTCACGGGTGATGGATACGATAGCAAAGTAGGCGTTGTACTTATTGAGGTAGACCGGGACGGAAAAATCCAAATCCCGGAGGTCGAACTCATTCAATTCAAATTTCTCGGTAATCACGATCGGCTTGTTGAGAATCTGCTGGAGATACTTCATCGACGAGGACTGCAAAACCTTTGACAAATCATTCCATATTCTCATACTCATCACCTTGCCATCATCAATGGTATTTCCGAGATTGTCGATGTGACTTATCGAGCGTTGGATAATGATGCCAAGAGCAGGTTTCGGAGCATTATACTTTACGGCAGTAGCCATGGAATCACTATCCTTGTTGAGAACCCAGCTCTTGATTGTATCGCCGGTCTTTTCGTTGGGGAACTCTCTGTTCAGAAGGTATGGAGCGGCCCATGGCAATTTTGCCACCGTCTTCTCCTTTGTCGAGATAAGCCCGGAGGACAGATAGAACGAAACGAGACCCTTTTGGTAAACATCTTTGGAGTCAGACGATGCGCCACCTTCGGTATTATCCGTACTCATCGCATAGTAGTTGCGATTGGCGTAGTCGCTGACAATGAATAAGGTTTTCGTAGGCAATTGCGTGGTGGAGGTGGTGAGTTTCTTTGTCCAATCATAGACATTCCCGTTCTCGATATTATCCTTGAATACATCGTAACCTACCGCGTATAGGGTATTGTTCTTGAACACCGGGAACGTCCCGGTCATGAAGAACAGACTCTTCAAGAAGTCAAGAACAGTCGTTTCAGGCATACACTCCATCGGATTGCACTTGCCGGAGAATGCACCGTCATCACTAACTTCTGTGGGGACAATCTTGAATTGCTCTACAATGCTGAACGATGTTATGGTATGGGAGAACCAAAATACGATGCGTTCCGACTCTCCATAAGGCCCTTCATATTCAAGAGGCACAGCTGAAGTCGTATCGCGGAAATCGAACTCCCACAAATCGGTTTCACCTTGAACTCGTCGACCTGCAAGTTCAGATACATCAACCCAGTCATAGTGCATCCCGTCAGAATCATATCCCGTGTACTTGTCATAGCACAATTTCATTACCGGCATATCACTGCCGGAAAGACCGGAGAATTTCAAACGGAAACACCCAGTCATCTTGACCTTGACTCCCCAGTGAACCTGAAAACCATTGGCGATAGTACCCAGATACACCGTAGTCGTTACAGAGATGTAACCGTTGCCACTACCCATTCCAACAGGCTTACCAACAGTGAAGCTGTTGAAAGTAATCTCGTTCTTGAATGTGCGCCCATGATTGTCTACCGGGCCATCCTTCGAGAATGACGGTCTGGTCATCGTCACGGCATATTCAGAGAATTGCTTCACCGACAACTGATGGTTGACAAACGGAATCACGCCCTTGTTCACACAGTCAAACAGGTCTTCTTCATCAGTCCAGCTGCCGGTATAGGGTTTGGCAAACGGAAATGAGATGCCGTACTTGCGTGAAATGGCCTGCAATATCGCATACACGGGCACGACAGGAACAAATGGGAGGGACGTTATTGCTACTCTATACTGCCCGACACGAGAGTCATAATTGAAATTGTAGGCAGTAACTCCGGCGTTATATACGACATTGTTCATGATCGCATTATTCGTGAACGAACCAATCTGCCCTACACGCGAAGTCCATTCTACCGTTGTATTGAATGCCGTAAGTTCATTCAGTTTCAGATTATCGTCCTTAATCTGTCCGAACGCCATAGCATCGCCCCATGTCATCACACACTGATAAGCTGTATCAATGCTGTTGATGTAGAGGTTGACATTCTCAAACAAGGGTATGCCATTCTGAACATATTCCCCCTTGAGTTTCAGATGCGTTACTGAAGAGTTGCACCGAATGTCATCAGCCATGCCGAGCACCCGCCGATTGTTTGCGGTCATCGGCAGCTTGAACGTATACGAGTACGAGGCGGTAATCTTCGAGAGGTCACTGAAGATGTTACTCTTGAAATTGAGGGTGATACCACTCGGAGTTGACAGATCCAAGCGGTATCTTTTGCCGGAGCGTATGAGATACAATTCTTCTTTCATGCTTACAGACTTTGTGCGGTATATGCCGGAGCCTGGAAAGTTATCTCCAAGTCGTGCAGTTCCTGCTTGTTGTCATAATCAACTGTAGCGGACTGAATGACGACGGGAACCCATATCTCGTTCCCGTCAATATCCTTGCCGAGGTACATATCAATGATGGGCGACGTGATGATGGTGCTGACCCAATCGAATATATCCGCCGGGAGAAGCGGTGCGCCACACTTGTGCGTCACAGTCAGATCGACACTTGTTGTCCTCTGCATATTTGCGAAATACATCCCTCGCAGAGGCGTATTGATGATTACATTGTTGGAGCCGAGTTTCGTCTTGGCAGTGCGCTTGCCCTTTTTGAACAAGTAGAATTGCAGGTTGCCTTGATTATCTATCCAGCGGAGATAATGACCGGCGATTTCATTGCTCACCGTAAGGTTTACAATGGCTACGGTTTGGCCGGTCTGGAAGAACGTGTAGTCAAATGTCCTGTCAAACGTGGAAAACAGTGCCACCTCATCGCCAATCTTATACTTGATAGTGGCACTGCGCTGTGTGGCAGGAAACAAATCCGAAGGATATAGAGTAACGAACCCTACATTCTGCATGATGCCGCAGTTGACGAGTGTCGCGCCATCATAGCGATAGCGCCATTTGAATCCGTCCTCATCGGTCAGTATGTAGTCCGCATTGGTTTTCGGACGATTGCCCGTTTCAACGGAGGCAGAAGACGGGGCACGATTAGGCCCTGCAACCCACGAATCATAGAATTGATTAACCCCGGAACCTCTTAACAATATCTGCCTTGTTGACGGGAAGAACACAAGCGTGCCACCTGTCGTAGAGCCATAGCCGCCGGGAGTAATCTCAGGCGTAGTGAACTCGTCAATCTCATCAATTGAGTATGACGGGCGCACACCATTGAACTCTTCTCCATACATTCCACCGTCAACGCGACTCTTGAACATGACATCAGCATTGTATTTGAACACTGAAACCTGAAACGGGAAATTCTTATACCAAATCAGATTACGTTCAAACTGACGTTTGTTGCCATCGTCCTTGAATACGCCGAAAGCGTTGAACCGTTCTCCGGGAGCAATGCCTCCCCATATCACGAGGGTGTCAAATGAGAACTGAGTGGAGTGGCCATTCATGACTTGCACGTTGACTTTGAGCGAGCGGGTGTGCTCCGGTTCCTCAAACATAAGAGCGAACAGCCTTGACAGGTATACGCTGGCTTTCGTGTCATATACACTGACCGAGATGGTTTTGGTACGCCTTATAGCAGAGTCCAAATGCACGCCGACCTGGATATTGAGCGTAGATATACCACGACTTTCAATCTCAAGATAATTGGGATTGAAAGCGAAACACACCTCATCGGGGTATATGAATCTTAGCTGACCACCATCTACTACTGTTCGTCTCATATTGCGTTATCGTTTATTTCAGCAATCGAGTCAGCCGTAAACAGCAACATTTCATTGCTCAGGGCCGCAAGTTCTTCTCTGACTGCCGTGGTGTATATATCGTTGTATCCGTTATCTCTGTGGAGCTTTGTGCCCTCTTTCATAATCTTGTAGGCGATTGCGCCGGCCAATGAGTTCAGCCCACGCTCATAGGGCGTATATTTTGTATCCCTGCGCTTGCTTGGGATTGGAGTGACAGAAATACCTTTGTCAATAATCCACTGCTTTATGATGTCCCGGAATCCGAAAGGCACCTTGCCGGGTTTCTTGCCGCGCTCCATGACAAGAAACGACTTGCTGCCGTAGAGTGTGCCGACATTATCGGAAACGACCACCTGCAACGAGGCGACTGAGCGACCACTTGCATTACGGGCATTGTCCGACATTGCTTGTGTCACTCTCGCCTTGACATTTTCAAGGTGCCGTTTCAATATTTCCTCGACATCAGCCATTATCTTATGCGCAAATTATTGATTGTCTGTTTCTTTCCGTTTAAAAGGAGTGGAGCACAAACTGATGCCGTCAACCTCTTTCAGCGTAGGTTCGATGACTATGCCCGTGACGTTGGCGTCAAGGTAATCGTATAGCACACGATACATAATCGGATAGTCAATCTCATCAAACAGACCGCTCTCATTGAGCTTGCGGACAAAACGTATACAGAGGCGTTTCATCGCCTCAATGATACCATCGTTCTCCTGACCATTGAAGTCAAACTTGGTATGGCACAGAAACGCTATCTGCGAGTTGGGACTGTCCTTGACATCTTTCCATGAGAAGGTGAGGGTGCCGGAGGGAGGAAGCACATACACGATTGTCGGTCGACTTACTTTGTCGAGCCTTACATTCGCCTGCGCCCAGTTCATAAACTGATACTCCACATCCTCGCCCATTGACTCAACAATGGTTCTGACCTTGCCTTCTACAGTGCCGAGGGCCGCGCCGTCGTCATATCCTTTCGTATCCATCACTTGCTCCTGACTTTTTTCAAGTACTGCTTGTGCAGACGGGATTCGTATTCATTCTTTTCGTTGTCGTTCTTCATGCAGGTGTAGATACGGATCCATGGCACATCATACACCTCATCCTGATTGGTGATACCCATTCGGCGTGCATACCAATCAATCACCCCGAACGTGCCGAAATCCAAATCATTGATGCCGGCGGCAATCTCTTCTGAAGAATGATTGACCTTGATGCTTGCAAACAAAGCGTTGATGCGGGTGACCTCATCTTTTACGAAATGGAGCATACCGAACACATCAAACACGTTCATCTGGTAAACATCAAGGGCATCGAGGTCTAACAGAATATTCAGTACCCTTGCGGCCGCGTCCTCCGTGGGCTTGATACGGCTGAGGTCATCGAGCATTCCGTAGGTAATCATGTTCAGATCCGCCGGTACCTCCTTGCCACAGACAAAGGTCGGTTTCACGGCATGGGACAGCGTTTCCATCAGTTCTGCCGTATGCTCTTCAGTACAGCATTCCAGCAGAACAAGAAACTCACCGTAACTCGTGACTCTTGCAAGGGATTTGGGAAATTCTATTCTTTTCATTATTCAAAGTTACTGCTTAACAATGAGGCTGTTCACGGACTTTCGGACTATCAGATGAACGTGGGCGGTCAGCGTCGTTCAATACCGTACTGCGTAACGGTCGCTTTCATGGAGCCGGACGAGCCATTGAGGAAATTCTCAACCATACCCGTGAGAACATCGGGGGCGTCATCGTGACCATTTACGCCGACCTTGCGGTATCCTTTGACAGCTCTTGCGAATTGTGGCCACCTGCGCTCCCAATCGGAAGGGAAATAGATGAGGTTCTGCACCTCGGCCGAGTGGCTGAAGATTCTGACTTTCTTGTTCGCCCCCTGGTGGAAGGTGACGAAACGCATCTTGTTTGCAACCGGGCCTCCCGAATATCTTACCGCCCTCTCGACATTCCTGGAGAACCCACGGCCTCCATTGTTGCTCTCTATCTTGGCGAGGGCAGTCTGATTGGCGAGTAGCATTTCTGCTGTCTTGGGTTCGGTATATTCCATTGGCTTGTCAGTATAGAGGACATCCGTAACATACATTCCAATCCTGGTTTCCACATAGCATACCGAGCAGAGAAAGTCGGCGCCGGTATCGGCCGTATCGGTGTAGTTCTTCCGTATGCTTGGCTCAATAGGCAGCGCATCATAGGTGCGGAAATGAGAGTACATCAGACCTTCCATCGGCTGAGGATTCTGCATATACTGAGTATCAAACACAAACTGATTGGCGGCTTCTATCTTGCGAAGTTCCTCAAGCGAGTGCTTGAACGGCCATAGAGCTTTCTCGTTGCCGTCCTCGTCATACTGAATACATGGAATGCTCAACACCTCCCATTCCCCGGGTTCAAGCTCTTGCAGATAGCCGCAGAGGTCGTGTTCGTGGAGCCTCTGCATAATGATGATGATGGGTGTCTCTCGTGAGTTGACACGGTTTCGTATGGTGGTTTCGAAATGCTGGTTCACCGACTCACGAGCATTATCGTTCAACGCGCTGTCCGGCTTAATAGGGTCATCGATGACTATGGCGCCTCCGAACTGGAAGATGTTCTCTTCATTGCCGACGGAGCCTGCACCGAAGCCGGTAACCTGACCGAGCGATGAGGTAGCATACAGACCTCCCCCGTGGTAGGTGTCCCAGCGTGTCTTGGTATCGGAACTCAGACCAATCTTGACATCAAACAGATTCTGATACTCGGCAGAGTTGATGATGTTCTTGACCGCAACGGAGTTGTCAAGGGCCAGTAAGCCGGAATACGACAAGTGGATAAACTTTGCTGCGGGATTGATTGCGAAACCCATGGCGATGAAATTCTTTACGGCTATCTCGGTCTTACTATATCTGGGCGCTATGTTAATCAGCAGGCGTTTTATCTTGCCTTGAAGGACTCCATTCAGCTTATCGCATATAAGGCGGTGGTGCGGGCCAATCACGAACCTCTTCCCGTTGTTCTGCACTTTGAAAAAGTATCGGGTAAAGTTCAGTGAGTCCGACAGCAACCACTTACGAAGCAGATCATCCGAATGGTAATCCATAAGCCGGTATCAATACTCTTTTTCCAGGGTCTTGAGAAACTCCACAGCCTCTTCCTGGGTCATGGACTTGTTCGTGCTGATATTGGCATTGATAATCTGCCCCTCGATGTAACCACGGCTCTTGCCCTTGGTCTTGAGGTAGAATATTATCGCTGTCAGGTTGCCATCATTGATTGCCTGCATCAGACGTGACTCGGTGAGGTCTATCAGCGATTCTTCCGCATCTCGCATCATCGAATCAAGTTCGGGATACTTCTTGCGCCAGCGGTCAAGCGTCCGGCGGTCAATACCGACGGCTTTTGCACACAAACTCAAATTGCCTGCGGACTTCTCGTAGGCTTTAGCGACAGTCTCGAACGGAACTTTGGCGTACCGGGTGTCATCTTTCTGGTCAATCTGGGTATCCATTTTTTTATGTGACAATTTTGGCAATCTCGCCGCCCGTCGTGGCGGTTCAATCATTGGTTACTAAATCCTCTTTGCATGGTATCTGTGCGCTGAAACGCTGTGCAGGGCCGATGGCTCTCTGCTGCAAAAGGCACCGATTACCGATGCCAATGTTTTGGATGTTGCCGAAGACTTCCAGCGACAGTTATTATGCTGTCCTCTTGGGATTATTGGGGCGTATCAGCCTTACCACGTCGAGATCAAGCACGTCCATAAGCTTTTCTATATTTCTTATGGGAGTAGTACGAGAACCATTCAAGAACGTAGAGAGGCAAGCGATATCCATACCCGTCTGTTCTGCGACCTCCCGAATTTTCAAACCGACTGAATCAATACTCTGTCTTACGATTTCGGGGAGTTCGGAAGGCGGCAGGATTGATGCGCCGGATTTCTTTGGGCCGATTGTAAGGGCCAGCTCATCGAGGGCCTTTACGAATTTCGGATAAGGCAGCGACCTCGTGCCTTTCAGGAAGGCGTTGAGATTGGGTGTCGCTATCCCGATCCTGGAACTGAATGTATGCTGCGACCAGTCCGACTCTTCGATTGCGTTTCTTATTTTTTCTCTTACCATGATAGTGAGGTTTTCTAATGCAAAGTTAGCGAAAAATTATCATTTATGCAAAATATGATGTGGATAAATCACTGTCAATATCATCATCTTGCAAACCATTCCGTCCCCAAAACTGTTTTTCATAAACATTCAGACTCAATCCTTTGGCTATCTGTGGTATTTTTAATAACTTTGTATCAAGTTTTAATTTCCAACGTCCAAAAATCCTCTTACGAGGTCATCTTTGGGTTCTGGTTATTAAATCTTATTTGCATACAAGCAGACCCACCCGTGAGGGCAGGTCTGCTTACTTTGTTTTCATACCTCGTCTAAACTCGATTGGCTGTCTTCGTCATCTTTTCTCGCTACCCGTAGATAACAGAATGGGGAGCGGTTCAGTTTCCGATAGCGGAGGGCCGACAGCCGGGCATCAGTGAGCCTGTCGACAATCTCCTTTGCTGTGAGTTCCGGCGGAAGATGTTGGTATGGAGTGCCATTGCAGGTCAGATACAACTCTCCGTTCATTTCATTTACTTGGAACCGTGAGGCCATCTCATCTTCGGCCTGGCAGTCTTGCTGGGTCTTGCGCGAGCTGTTCCAGCTTGAGAACCATTCTTTCATCGTGTCAAACATCACTCCGCGATTTTAGTGGTGAACTTTGACAGGAACCAGCGGCGGTACGATGACCAGCCTTGGCATGTTGACTCGCCGATTATCCATAGAAGGGATGCAACGAGCAGAACCGGGAGTGCCGGGATAAACTGAAGCCAGTAAAGGCATGTGCCGACTGCGCTTCTCTTGAATGTTACTTTCTTGCTTTTCATTCTTTGGGGATTGGGGTTAAAATCTTATTTGCATTGGGCCGGGATTATTTTCTTGAACACTTTCATCATTCACCGTTTCTTAACAGACGGCATAGCCATTCGCCAAATTCGTCCTGAATTTTCAGGGCCTCTTCCACGGTGAGGCCGAGACCACCATTTCCGGTGAGGTGTCCGAAACCTCTTACGACAAGGAGCAACTGCGCCCCGTTGTAAATCTCTCCGTTGGAATAGGTCAGATTCGGATTGCCGTTGGACTTCACCTCTCCGTTGAGGATCTGGCACGTCCTCTCCATGAGTTTGTCCGGGTTGTTGTGGCAGTCGGAGGCCATCAGCGTCATAACGTTGTTGGCAGAGAAGATGAATACTCCGTCTGCACGGAACGGCGGTTTGTAAACTTCTAATGCTGTCATTGGCACTTTTCAATTATTTCTTCAACATATTTCAGTCCTCTTTCGAGGTCGGTTACTGCTTCCTCAAATGGCACCTTGCGACCGTTGATGTAGTACCAAACGTCAATATCCCCGGAGTGCTGTAATGCGCCATAATACTGAAACATCTTTATGCCCTCCAAAGAATTGCAGGAGTATTCATACTCCGTGTCATCGAGAGAAACTATCCGGTCTATCACCCGCTTGATCTGCGTGGCCACGGAATACGGATGGGACGGAGCGGCCATTACTATATCCGTGCCGAGATTGACCTTTATGCGTTTCTTCTTCATCTTCCGGTCTGGACTTGATGTCCTTTTTGGGTATGTAAAGTTAGAAAATTTTTGCGAGTTTTCAAAATTTCATCGCTTTTATTTATCTGAATTTTAGAGCTTTATGGGATTAACATTCATTGCTTTCAGATTGACGAAAGCACCCTGGCAATCAACCCCTCCCTCGGTTATCAGTTTCCATAGGAGATTGCCCCCTACCTGCGCGAGCATTGAATTGATGAACAGGTCTTGCTTTGACAATGCTTCCGCGAGAGAGCATGACGGGCCGCTATCTTTCTCATCAACGGCTGAGAGGTCAAACATCTGGTCCACACAAGGGAGTGTGCCGACTACCTCCACTTTCCTGGATTTAGGCTGGTCAATCGGGACGAGAGTGCCGAGAACGACCTGCCCCCGGTCAGTCTGGTTGCCGAAGTCAATCCAATACAATGGCATCTTGTCATCGTGAAACCTATCACCATTATGTTTCCGCAGACATTCGCCAATCTCCTTTCGGGAGGCGACATTATCCACACAGGTCAGAATGATGTTGTGGGTGTCGAAATCCTTTCCACCGGGATAGCGTTCAGATCGGGCTGACCAATCAAGACCGAAGAAAGAGTTGATGCGGTCGACCAACACCACTGCTTTGCTTAATCCTATGTCGGAGGGACTGAACAGCTGGCGTCCGATGTTGGCCTCAGTGACTACATCATCGTCATATACGGTGACACTCAGACCGGGGTGTCCGAGTTTGTAGAGGGCATAATCAATCCTTGCTAATTCGGGCAACAACTGACTGCCGGTACCACCAGCACCGACAAGAGCGACTGTAAGGCGGTGCCTCGGATTCAGAAGATAATTATGGGAGTAGTGGCGTTTCATTGGAGAAAACTTTTAAGAGTGACTGATACGGGCAGGAGAACATCATTTGGAAATTTCTCTCCGCTTTTGATAAGACGTTTTGTCAACGTGGCAAGATTTCCACGCACGGGATTCTCACCGAGGATATGGGAGAACTCCGACCGCCAAAACATCTCTTCCCAATAGGCTATCAGGTTGGAGAATGTGATTTCGGAGGGTTTCTGTACCTTGGCATTACCGAGGCATACCGACTTATCGCTCACATTCATAAATGGAGCGCGGAACAACCTTGCCTTAGGCTTACTGCCCTTGAAGGCATACATTTTCAGACTTCCTTCAGATGCGACATACAGCAGGCCAGGAACATACATCGTTCCGTCCTCAATTCCTATGTCCTTACTGAAATATACCTGACGTTGCCGGGGTGGATTGTACCATACAAGCCTCATCTTCCCCGGAGTGCAGTCGGCATATAGGAGGTTTTCGGGGAGTGGGCCATGAATGCCAAAATCCGTGCTGTCGTTATCGAGAGCGATAGCGGCCATTATATCAGTCAGGCATTTCTTTGTCAGCGGAGTACCTGCCCCCATCGCCCCGTTCCTTATATCTCTGCGTTCAAGGTAGGTGCCTTTCGCAGGGTCGCTGCATTCGTATACAACTATCGCAAGCTTAGGTGTGTACGACTCTGACATCATTCTTGTTAGCTTGTTCATATTTCAATCTTATTTCGTTAAACTTGATGTACCAATCGAACCATCTCTTCGGAAGGTTGGCTGACTCAAACGGCTTATCGTATTCCGGGGTAATCAGTTTCGGTTCGTATAGTTCTTCCTGACAGAAATTGCCGGCATCGTTTGATAGACCATCGAGGGCTCTCATCGTAACGGGATCTGTGTCCTCATCTCCGTAGCAGAACCCGACAATCCTATCAAATCCACACGTTTCATCTTGGTCATCGTGATTATCAAATTCGGGGATTGAGCAATAACCTTGATTGAACCGATACTTGTTGATACTCTCGTTATGGAACAAGGATATACCGTCACCGGCTATGTCGACCAACTTTTCCAATTCGGGGGTAGGCGCCTCATCTGCCAAGGCCTTCAACCTCTTTCCTAATTCGGGACTATTATTGTCGAGACGTTGCCATGGAGTGTTGTAGATTTCATCAAAAAGCAGCTTGGCGTTCCCCTCACGATATGATGTTACCATGTCGGCATACTCCTGATCATCTTTCATTGCCTCTTCAAGGTATTCATCGTCGAAATAGCCGGTGGCATAGGCAAAATCAAAATGGTCTTCCGGGAAGGGGATTTGCATGGTCACTCTCATCAGCGACAGGAACTCCATGAAGAACTGCCGATATGTAGGCGGCATTCTCTCTACGAACCTTACCGGAATAAACGTGCAGCTGTAGTCGGGATATGGTGAGTAAGCTAATTCAACGAAAGACAACTCATTTGTTTCCTCAAAGTAGTTTATCTCTATCTCGTTGCAATCGGGACAACATTTGCTTACAGCCTGATAGAGTGACTGGAGTTCTTTAACGGGGTGAGGATTCATTGCAGGAACTACACCACCATGCACATTGCAGTACGCCTCCACGCTCTTGCGGAGAGTGACGAGGTTTTCGGGTAGATTTATTTCACGGCCACCGAGAATCAGATGCTCCCCATCTTCGAGGCCCAGGCAACTCATCATTGCGGGAGCAACATCAAAGATGGGGATATCTTCAAATCGCGTAGTCAAAAAGGAACGTTGCCGTGCTTCTTCGGGAGAACCCTTGCGGGACGCTCCGCCATGATACGCATGGTGTTGGAGCGGTTTTGTTCCTCCAGGAGTAAACGACCGATTTGACTTAGCAGCTTCCATTCTTTCTTGGGGTCTTTACTGCGGGTCATCCTTTGGTTCCTACAGTAGTCTTGAACTCATAGACGGCCTGATCGTTCTGAACCTTGGGGCCGAATACGTTACTTGTCGTTAACTCCGGGTACTGATTGGAGTAGTACGCCATGACCTCTTCGGGAGTCATATCGGGGTTGGGGTCGGGGAGGTTGAGGTCTTTGTGCTTGAACACACGCGGAAAGACTTTAACGTTCAGTGCCATTATTCATCACCTCCTTCCTCGTCTTCGTTGTCGGAATCAGCCTTTGCAGACTTTGAGGTTTTCGCAGACTTTGCCCCGGGCTTGACGTTCTTGCCGTCGGACTTGTCTTCCGGGCCACCGAACATCGAGCCAACGCCGGAGGATTGTGCCACCTCAGCTTCCAACTTGTCAAGCGTTGACTTGTCGGAGTCGGAGGCAATCTTGCGGGCACCGGCGATGCAGGTGAGGGCGTCGCGGAACTTCTCTTCCTTGAGGTTGGCCTTGGCGAGTTCAATCCACTCGGCGAACTCTTTCTTTTTCTTGTCCTCCGCGGCCTTTTTCTCAGCCTCCATCTTGGACTTCTCCTTTGCCTCTTCCTGAGCCTTCTCAAACGAGGCCATGTCAGAAAGCAGTCCCGATGCCTTGCCGACTGGTGCGGCGATGGCCTCTACGAACCCGTTGTCAAGTTCATCGGGGGTGCCGGAGAGGTTAAGGGGGACAATGCGTCCCTTGGCGGAGTCCTTGACCAGACTGTTGCCGGGCAGTACGCCTACTACGAGCTTGTCGCCTTTCTTTGCGACGGTGATTGTGAGGGTTGAACCCTCTCCGAGCATTTCGCTCATTTTCTTAAAAAGTTCCATATAATCATTATTTGGGTTGTGGTTACTCATTCTTTTACTCCGAGGTAGTGGAACTCGGTATCCTGGTGGTCATCAGCCGACAGAACGTATTCTTCATTATAGTAGCGGTCCATCACTATCTTTCGTGCGTCTTCGGTGCTGTCTGCCGGTAGTTCAATCTCGATCACCTTACAGAGGGTTTCGAGAATTTCTACCCGATGTGTCACCATCTTTGCTATCTTTTCCATTCTTTCAAAATCTTATTTGCATACAAGCAGACTTTTATGCTGCGGGGTTAACTTTACGGGTGATGGGGTTCAGCGTGTAGCCTATCTTAGCGAACTCGTCTTTCAACGACCAAACCTTTCTATACAGTTGGTTCATCTTCTTGCCATAGCTGTCGCGCCAATAATACGGATACGACAGACCTTCTTTAATCTGGGTGTCGAGTTTCTTGAGCTGTCGGAGTAGCTTACTGAATATTTTATTCTTTTCCATCTTTCTTCGTTGTTTAAGAGGTTGTTTTTGGATATTCAAAGTTACCAATAATAAACTGGTTGGCAAAATATTAACACATTTATTTTTAGTTACTTACGCAGATTTTTCGCGTTATCTTTTATGCAAATTAGGATATGCGAAACCATTAGTCATAACACCGGTCGGTACGAGGCGTTGTGAAACGGAAGAATCTTCATCATTTCCCGGAATCGGTCAACCACACGTTCTCCGTAGTGGTCACGAATCTGGAATATCTGTTTTTCCTTACTCTGCACAAGGTTGGTGGTGATGATGGTCATCTTCTGACGGGCATAACGTTCCTCAAGCAAATCCCGGATCGGGGTGTAAACCATTCCGAATGAAATTATCTCGGCAGGTTCCTCACCAATCTCATCAATAGCAAGCATTTCTTCAAAGTATAACTTCTCATAACTTTCCCTGGTGTTCTTGTCGATGGCCATACGGGCAATATCCTTTGCCTTCAGAACACGAATGCTGCGCCTGTCATTTGAACAGGCAGAATCATACAAGAAGTTAATCAGATTGCACATAGCCATCAGCAGCGTGGTTTTCCCATTGCCATACAAGCCGGTCATCATAAATCCGAACTTGCCATTGGAGTCGCCGAGCCACTGCGCCGCTACCTTGATATGCTCTTTCGTTTCCTCATCAAGTACCATTTTTCTATGCCGGAGGTTCACCTCGGCTACATAAGCGGCGTACAGGGCATTGGCGAGCTGATCCTGCGGAAGGTCAATGCTAAAGCGTGTCGGTGTAATCTTCCGCGCTCCGAGCTGTTGAATCAGCTCCCCTACGTTTTGCGTATCTATCTTGCGGTTGGGTTTCATGGTTGCTTGTTTGCATTATCGGTTCTTTGTCATCGTACTTTCCTTCGAGAATCTTGACCCAGTTGGCTCTGTTCGTTATCCAATCAAAGTCGGCTTTCCAACCCCGATTATTGTCCCCCTTCAAGAATCGGGAAAGGGTGCATCGGTCGAATATCTCCTGCACACGTTCATATGAGGCTCCGACATCTTCGTACCAAAGGCGAATCCGGGTCTTTCGCTTGTCGGTAATCTTCAACACCTTTGGAAAGTCCGGGCATCTGTCATGATACAGCCTGACGATAAACTCACAATCGACCTCGGTTTTTGTTTTCTTGGGTGGATTAGATTTGGGTTGTTGGTCACTCTCGAAGAACAAATCAAGTGTCGGGGGTTGAGTCGTGCTTTCATTCGCTTGGACGGTCAACGCCAGCTGTTGAGATTGGCAATCGCAGTTTTGCACTGCCACACAAGAATTTACGCCAACATTGGCGACAATATCACTTGGACGCTCTTCGGACGGAATCTGGTCTATCGCTGGTCTATGAATCTCGGCTTCCTCAACATAATCCGCCTGATACCTTTCCCAATTAACTATTGTGATGAGGGTACTTGGCCCGGAGGTGTCGACCTCGATTTCACCCGACTTTTGCAATCGGGAGATAATAGTCCTATACCTGCGTTCCTCAATACCGAGTTCACGGCATACGGTGGAACGGGATACTACGAGTTGTCCTCGCTTGACATAGATGCCTCGCCATGTCTTATCTTGCAGGTTCGCATTACTGAGGCAATAAAGGAAGAAACAGGTCATATCATGCTCCTTGAACCATTCCCAATCAATGATTGAACGATACATTTTGAACCAGCCGGATTTCATAATTAAGAAACTTGGGGCGAGTCGATGACTGCAAACTCATCATACTTATTGAGAGTGATGAGGTAGTAACGACGAGCCTTTTCGATACTGATATAGCCACCGTCAAGGAGTCGACGCAATGCGGTGGTCATCTTTTGTGCGGAGATGCCGAGTTCGCGGATAAGGGTGCCACGGAGGATTATGACTTGCCCCCTGGAGATATTCTGACCGCAAACGACATTACTCTTGGTGCTTGCCCGTAGGAGCAAGTAGATATACAGGCTCACGACTTCCGGAGAGCCTATCCATTCCCATTCAAGGAATGTTCTGTTAAGCAAGATCTTCCTTTCGTTCATTACTTTATTCATTAATATACTCGTTGACAATTCGCTCAAACTCATCGAGGGATTTGCAGACAACATATCTATTGCCATGCTTCTCTACGCCGGCCTGCCACTGTTTCTGTTCGGGTTCCTGATAGTTACCGGGTTTCTTCATCTCGATATATAAGGCATTGAAACCATGCCGGGAGAGGGCGAGGCACAAGTCCGCCACACCCTTGACTACTCCTTCAAGTTTCAGCTTACGCCCTTGCCATTGAGTACATTTGCGCTCATTGGCAATATGGAACAAAACTCCATCGGCCCATAGCTTGGGATGCGCGACCTGAAACCACCTTATACAGGATTGCTGAATCTGACTTTCAGTCAGTCCATGCTGTGCAATGGCACGGGCCTTCTTGGCCGATATGGGAGTGCCGTCTATGATTGCTTTCAGCACTTCCTTATTATAGCTGTCTACTTTTCCCATCGTTATCAGAAAAATACGTTAGTGAGTTGGCGGATACATCCGTTTGAATAGCTGTCGATGGCATACAATCCCGGACTTCTTTCGGAGAGGTGTAAATCCTCGACCCTGCCGAAACGTTGAATGTTGCCGCAGAGGTCGACTACCCATGCGCACTTCTTATTCGGATGCGGACGGATTCCACGCCCGACAATCTGATAATACAAGGCCAAAGACATCGTGGGCCGGGCAATTACAATCGTGTCAAGTTCCGGGTAGTCATAGCCGGTCGTCAGGACGCCACAATTGGTCAGCACTTTTATCTTGCCCTCCTTGAAATCGGATAGAATGCGATCACGCTCTTTGGCCGGGGTTTCTCCGCTGACCATCTCGCAACCGGGTATCTCATTGCACAGATATTCACTTTCCTCAAGGAATTTCGTAAATACTAAGATGCCCTTCCTGGGAACCCCATCTTTCGGATGCTGCAAACGCCGGACAATGTTGGTGAGATGTGTCTGGAGGTCGACCACCCGCATATGGTCGCGGAGGTCATCTTCATCGAAATCCATTCCGGTGGTGTTTCGTTTGATGTTGGCAGGCGGCAATACCGTCATGTCAAAATATCTCATTTGTGAGAGATACCCCCTCTGCAACAATGTGGAGATGTCTACTTGGTATATTACCTCACTGAAGATTCTCGGCCGGGTACGGGTGAGAAATTTCAAGATACAGCATGGTTCGCCATACTGATTGCGTGAGGAACACAAACGATATGGGGTAGCTGTGAGCCCGAGAATCTTTCTGTCGGCACTGTCGAAGAACTCCTTATACATACCACCTTTGGGGTTGGTGACGTGGGCCTCGTCGACGATAATGTATTTGAAATGATTGAAACTATCCTTATTTGCCATGATGCTACCAATCGTAGCGAATGTTATACGACTTATCTCCTTGCGGTTGAATGAGGCGGAGTAAATCGAACAATCAATGATACCGTAGCTCTGCAACTTGGCAAAATTTTGGGCCAAAATTTCCTTACTTGGCTGCAACACAAGTACATGACTATCAAGGCGAGAAGCCACATCTGCTATGACGAGGGACTTTCCACAGCCGGTCGGGAGCACGAGTAGGCCGTTCTTCTTTGATTTCTCTTGGAAGAACTTGACCGCCGCATCACTTGATGCCTGCTGATAATCTCTTAGGGTATAGGTCATACGAATCGTTTCGCTTTTGAAATCTCAATTTCACATTGTCGCAGAAATGCGCCCTCTTCAGCCGTAGGGAGATAGATGCCAGCCTCCTTTGAAGACCAATTACGGAACCGGTCGATACATAGCGACATTTCTTCTGTTGTCAATTCTGCGGTTGACTTGACCGAAATCCTCTTTTGATTGGTGAACTTGTCTATCCATGAGCCGGTAACAAATACGTCAGGGTTTACAAGCAATTTGAAATACTCCGTCTTGACATATTCGGGTTCTTCCCCGTACTGACAGGCGAAATACTCAATCAGGACATGACAGTACGCATTCTGATTAAGCGTCCTTTGCCGTTTCGTGCGCAACTCCACTACGTCCTTTCTGTCAGCAAGGAGTTGCGCACGGGCGAGAAAGTTAGCTCTGTCAAGGTCGTTCTTGCAATCGTAGAGCATTGTCGGTCATCAGAATGGAGGGTTGTAACCACCCCCCTGCTGTCCGTAGCCCTGCGGAGCGGCCTGGGGCTGTTGCTGATAAGGCTGCTGAGGATAGCCACCGGGAGTGGTCTGCGGGGTCTGGGGCGACGGAGCCTGCGCTTGTGCCGAAGAAACCTGCGGACTCTGAGCAGGCTGGGGAGCTGCTGTGGCAGAGGACGGGGACTGCGGGGCATAAGTACGAGGCTGATAAAGCTCAATGCGGAAGGGGCGAATGTCGTTGATGATTTTCGTCACTCCCGACTGGTCAGTGTATTTGCGGCCCTGGATGTCAAACGAGACAACCACGACCTGCCCCGGCTGATAGTTGTCAAGCTCCGCACAGCGGTCGCCCATAAAGGTGAGCTGCGGAGTGTTCTCCATGTCAGTCATGGGTTCGCCGGTGTTGGGGTCGAACCTGCGGAGCATGAGCACGAGGTCACGACGCTTGAAAGCGTTGCCGTTTTTGGACGTCAAGTCCTGGGTTGCACCGATTGTCAAAATGGTGCCGATCAGTTGGTTTGCCATTTCTATGATTTATTAGTGGGTTGTTAAACTTCTGTCCCATGCCATCAGCACTTTAATGGCATCTTTTGTTTTTCTCGGAACCTCGACAAGAGTCGAGCTGCCATAACGGGGCTTAGGTAGCCATATGGCAAGCAATCGCGGAACTTTCAGCCCGGGATTCTGCATCTCGAAGAGGTATGCGTATATCGACAACTGCCATGACAGATATTCCATATCGAGGCGCGAGGTCGTTTTGATATCAGCGAGGGTAAAGTCATCGAACACAATGTCAATCGAGCTTGCGTATGCTTTCTCATCCGATACGAGATATTCGTTGACCAATGGAACGAGATTGTTCTCCTTCTTCATACGGCAATAGTCCTGCACTGAAGGATGATCGCTCTCAACACCAAGACTATCTACAATCTCAATCTGTTCGTGGATATTGTGGCCGTACTCTGCGGCCTTGGCAAGCACCTCGGGAGAGATGCCGTTGTATTTATCAGCGAAGAGAGTGCGATGCAATAGTGATGTGATGCCGGAGAGGTTCGCGCCCATATACATATATGTGTGGGCGAGTTCATCAAAGACTACGGCCGACTTGACCAATTCTACTTTCTTGTTCATAGTCCAAGCTCTTTCTTTCGCGCACTCATGCACTGCGAGAACACGGGGTGTTGTTTCAACTGTCCGGAATACTGGTTCCAGACGTCAATCAGTGACTGCTTGTCGGTGGCCGAAATCATGCAGCCAAGAGCCTGGACGAGCATCGCCTCATTAACTGGATCGAGCGACTGCATAATCTCGGCGATAGTCTTGGGGCGAGTTTCTTCCGGAGTGGTGGCATCGGGGTCTTTGTTCTCCTTGGTAGGGATAAGGAGCATCTGCATCAGCGCATACTTCAATGCGGCGCTCATGGCCTTGTTCATACCCTTGTCGCCGGAGTCCATGGCCTCCCCGACATTGACGGTACACACCTCCGACGCATCTTCGGCAATGAAATGATACTTGACCTTTGCTCTTGTGTAGTAAAGAATGGTACCTCGGCCGGTGACTTTTTCCATCACATTGTAGTCCAAGACCTCGGGGAGGATGAATACGCCATTGTTGGCGAACAGGTCGTGCAGTTCATTCATTATGGCGTCAATGCCACGGAACATGAAGTTCTGCTGCTCATTCTTCTCCATTTTGGCAATAGCCTTTGTTTCCTTCATGATTGTGGCGATTGCTCCATAAATCATGGGGGGCTGCTGTTTCTCTTTTGGTTCTGCCATATGTTTTAATTTCTTTTGAAAGTTTAATTTGCATATTTGATAACATCACCTTATCACTCTCAACATTTTTGATAAGATGAGCCAATCTTAGACCGATACGCCGAAACTGGCAAGCGTCGGCTTCATTCTTGGGTCATCAATGGAAAATCTTGTCAAATCTGCGTCCGTGCGTGCATTTTTTACGATGTCGGCGAGATTAAATCGCCATTTCGTATTCGCGGCTCCCTCTGGCTTGTTGAATCTAACCCGACCCTCCGCCATCAGTCGTTCCAATCGCTTTTCTCCACCTACAAGGACTGCGGCTTTTTTCCACGACACATCGTGTTTCTCGGCCCTGCGGAGGAACGACAGATACTTACGGACTATGATGTCTTTGGTAATAGCGTCCATGGTCAGCTTATGCGTTTGATTCTTACCACAAGTTCGTCCGCATCGTTTTCAGAATCAAGGATTTCAACATCCCATCCCTGACGTTTGTAATCTTTACGCAGACGGTAGATGGTTGCATAGACGGTTGAACGCTGTTCAGTAGGGAACTCCGCCACCTCTCCGATTTTCAGTGCCTTCAATGTGGGGGCGACAGGCACTGACGGAGCGATAGGTGCACTCGGATCAAACTCCGGTGTAATCTTTCGTTTAGAAGGAATGTACGGCGGTACGGTAGCGACCGCTTTAGTCATTTCGTCCATTTTTCTCGTGTCTTAGTTCTTAAATCTTATTTGCATACAAGCAGACTTTTGCGTATCTTTGCTTAGTCGTTGTATATGTTGTATGATGCAAAGGTAATCATTTTTGTCGGATTAACAATGGTTTTATATCATCAAATCTACGACGTGCGACAATATTTAAGGATTATTAACAAATAGCATCTAACATACACCTCGGCGAGATGTTGAATTGATAACACAACATATATATTAAGGTATGCACGAGTCTGAAAAAGTCGAGAACATTCTCTGCGCACGAGAAATCAGGGACAAGCTCTTGGAGGCCCTTAATCTTGGCCCCGGTGAGTTTGCGACTGCTCTCGGCATAAATTATCAGCGCATCTATGACCTTGGAAGCGGACGAACAAAGAAATTCAATCCGGGGATAGTCAATATCATCACGACGCGCTTTCCCCAGGTCAATCCGACATTTCTTTACACCGGCAAAGGCCCGGTGCTATTTGAGCAGCCATCGGCTCAATCTCCCGTTCAAGACGCATCCGAAATAATCTCCATGTCAAAGAAACTAATCGAACTCATGGAACAACTCAACATCAAGGACACTCATCTTCGTGAACGGGAGATGGAACTGAACCGAAGAGAAGAGGAACTTGACAGGCGTGAACAGGAGCTGAGAAACAGGGAACTGTCAGCGAAAAACTGACCCGGTTTTGACTGCGACAAAGCCACGTTCCCCACACATTTAGAGGTGTTGAAATTACAAATTTATTGTCAATAAATTTTGCAATACCACCATAATGAATTAATATTCAGTGAGTTAACTTAGCTCATGGGCGGCATGATGTAATGACCGCATCCGTGACAGACAGATGACTAACCACATATAGACAACCGGCGCCTCCGCCCTCATCATGAGAACGGAGCCGCCGGTTTATTTTTATAGTTGCTGAATATTTGTCTGCCAGTTCCTGCCACACCTGAATGGGAAACCGGACAGGTGCTTTCAGACGCCCAGCACGATGGAAGGCTCTATATTCAGTTTCTGGCTTATGATACGGCCGACCCTGAGCGTAGGTTCGCTTTTGCCCGACAGATAGTCGCACACACGCGACGGGCTGACCCCGAGCAGTTTCGCAAGTCCCGCCTGGTTCAGCCCCATCTCGTACATGCGCAGTTTCATCACATCTATCAGCGACGGCTCACCCACAGCATAGTGTTCCTCTGAATAATCCGCCACCAAATTCGACAACAGTACGAGTTCGATATAGTTGGGATCATTCTCCGGCGTATCGTCGTTGACAAGGGGGAGGAGTTTCTCCACTCTTTCAACGGCCCAGTCATACTGTTTCTCAGTCTCTATTTTCGTCAT